CGTCACCGCGGCCGATGAGCCCGCAGTGCGCGCCTGGCTGGACCACCGCGCAAAGGCCATCGCGGCCATCTGGGAGCCGATCAGCCTCACTCACAGCGGTGAGCGCCGATGAACAACCAGTGCCCGCCGTGGTGCACCGTCAACCACGACTGCCCCCTGCGGAACCCGGACGGCACCCCCATCACCCTGCCGGACGGCCGGCCGCTGCTCCGGGACGCCCACGAATCCGCCCCGTACTGGACCGACCACGGCATGCACGCCGCCCTCTACCAGGGGCCCAGCCGGCCGGTGCAGGTGGCCCTGTCCGCCCCCTTGTGCACGGTGCTGCTACCGGAGCGGGTGGCGCGGGACCTGGCTGAGGTGCTGGCCGCCGGCGGCGTCGCCGAGGTGGCCGACGTGATCCGCCGGGCCCTGGCCCGCCTGGACGAGGGTGAGGACACCGGCACCGGCCAGGCCGGGGGTGAGGCATGAGCACCCCACTGCGCGTCCCCTACGAATCCCCACTGCACGCGGTTGCAGACAAGCTGATCGGGCTGTACTGCGCCCTGTTTCGGGTCGCGTCTGCACAGCGGCTGCACTGCGACAAATGCGGCTGGACCGGCCAGTGGATGACCCAGAGGCAGCAGCGGCAGCTAGCCGCCGGTGTCCCGGTGACGTGCGGGCGGTTGACGTGGGGCCGCCGGGTGTGCACCGGCCATCTGCAGACGGTGGCCTGCGCCGAGCGTGAACGGAGGGCAGGCCGATGACCCGTCGCATGCCGCTGGTCGACTACGTCGAGATGCTCGGGGAGGCAGCCGAGTCCGGGCTGATCGACCGAGGCGAAGCCGCCCAGCTCCTCGCCGACTACTCCGACGGCAAGTTCACCCCGCTGGGGGCTGCGCGGGCGCTGCAGCGGCATCGCACCTACCGGCAGGAGATCCGCGGGCTGCTGATCAGCGCCGAGCAGCTGCTGAGCGCGCTGACCGCTCTGCAGCAGGCGACCACCGAGGCCGAGCGGGACGCGGCGTTGACTGCCATCCGGTCCGTCGAGGACCAGATTTTCGCCAAGCAGCGGGAGGAGCTACGGCAGCGGTTGCGGGAAGGCGGTGGCATCTGATGGTGCAACTCACCTACTACCCCAGCCGGGAAACTAGCGAGGGCACACAGGCATGGCAGCCGGCCCCAGATGACGTGCACACCCTCCGCTACGGCTACAACCTCGCTGACTTGGACCGGTTGGCACGGATCGCCATGAGCCGCAGCATCGGCCAGATCCTGGACCCTCATCTCCGGTACGAGCTTGCCTGGTCTGGGATAGTCGACTTCCTGTACTCAGCCGAAACACCCCCGGAGCCTGTCGACCTGATAGGTGCCGGGCACCGTGAGATTCTCACTCATCTGCGCTACCTCCGGCATGACCGCGGCATAGACAGCCGTGATCCACACAAGGGAAGCAAGCGCTTTGCCGCCTACTGGGAGTGGGCGGCCCGCCGTGTCCCCAGCCATGAGGACAAAGTGGTAGACCGCACGGCGCTGTGGCAGATTTGGCCGCTCCTGACTGATGGGCAACGTCGGGTTCTAGCCGCGCTTGCTGCCTGTGGGACTTACCAGGAAGCGGCCCGCTCATTGGGCTTGACTACCGGCGGGTTTGTTTCATCCGTCGTGGCGGCACGCCGTGCCTTTTTGAAGTTGTGGCACGAAGGAGAAACCCCATCAAGGGTGTGGGGAGTTGACCGGCGGGTGGCTACCGGAGATAAGCCGAAGGCTGAACGCCGGTCCGTTACCAGGACCGTTGCTCGTCGTAGTGGGAAACCCCGCAGAACACCCCAACACGGCAAGACCAGTACTTATAACCTGCATGGCTGTCGGTGTGTTGAGTGCACTGCCGCGGTTGCCCGCCAAGCTCTCAAGAGCAGGATCCGCAGGCGACTTCGTGAGCAGCGCCCTCTCTCGAGGACTCAGATTGAGTTCCTTCAAGCGCGTCACGCTGCAGGCGAGTCGATCGAGGACATAGCTCGGGACATGCGGGTCGACGTTTCTCTTATCTCTGACCTGCTGTCCTCTGATCCAGATAAGGAGCGTGCCGCATGAGCAGCTCCACATCTCAGAGCACCCAGCGTCGCCCAGTCTCAATTGAGACAGTCCGTCTCTCCCAAACAGCCAAAGGGCAGCTCCTCAAGCTTAAGCGAATCACCGGCATCAAGAACTGGAACATCTTGTGCCGGTGGGGACTGTGCATCGCATTGGCAGATCCGTCACCCCCGCTGGTGCGGGAGATCGTCACTGATTCCAACGTCGAGATGACGTGGAAGACGTTCGCCGGGGCCTATGGCGACATTTACCTGGCGCTGCTGAGGATGCGATGCGAACAGGAGGGCGGAGACCCAGACGACCCGGCCGCCGTCGCCCACACCCTCACCGTGCATTTGCACCGGGGGATCGGGCTGCTGGCAGGCCGCACAGACCTGACCGGGATCACCGACCTGATCGCTCTCGCAATCTCCCAGCCGCTGCCGAGCAACGCGCCGGGGGTGATCGAATGACCGTCCCGTTGCGTGTGGAGTACGGCGTGGCCGTCCACCACCCCGGTTGCAATTCCCCGGAGATCCGCCCGGTCAGCTCTCGAGAAGAGATGGCAGAGGCCACCGAGAGCCTCCGCCACTGGGGAATGGTGGCCGAACCAGTCGCCCGGCGCGTCACCGCATGGACCCGCGTCCCGGTCGGCTCCGAACCGCACCCCCTGGAGAAAGCCACCCAAAGCCTGCTGGAAGGGGATGAGCAGCGGCGCAGCACCGCCCTGTACCTGGCCGGCCTGCACCTGACCGGGATGACGGACCTGGCGGACATGTCCACCTACGTCGCTGACATGCTCGGCCGGCTGGCCTCTCATCTCGACGGCACCGCCCGGCAAGAGTGGTTCGACCGGCTGTGCGCTGCGATGCGGGACCACGCCCACGCCCAGGTCACCGGGGATCAGACGTCCGCCGGTGAGGCCGCGGCCCGCCGGGACGAAGCCCTGAACGTTCTCACCTCCCGCGAGACCACTACGACCTCCTCGTCTCGCCGTCTTCCCCCGGCGCACGGCGAGGTCCTTGAAGGAGGCCCCTGCTGATGGTGCTCAAGACCCGCAGGCCCACTGGCGCTGTTCCCTGGCCGCTGATCCTCCTCGAAGGGCCAGAGAAGGTCGGGAAGAGCTACGCCTGCGCCCAGCTGTCGGCTTCTTCCAAGGTCGGCGACACCTACTGGATCGATATCGCCGAAGGCGCCGCCGATGAATACGGCGCCGTCCCCGGCGCCGACTATCTGATCGTCGAACACGACGGGTCGTTCGGCTCCATCTACGGCGCCGTCACCGAGATCCACGCCCTCGCCCAGGCAGCTCTTGACGCCGGTGACAAACCGGTGGTGCTGGTCATCGACTCGATGACCGCCGAGTGGGAGCTGCTGAAGGACTGGGCCACCCAGCGCGCGAAGGGTTCCAAGGCCAACAGGGCGAAGCTGGCCCGGGACCCCATGGCTGAGATCACCGTCAGCCAGGTCTATTGGAATGACGCCAACGCCCGGCACCGCCGGCTGATGAAGCTGCTGATGACGTTCCCGGGCATCTGCGTGATGACCGCCCGCGGCAAGTACGTGACGGCGGTCGGGGAGAACGGGCAGCCGATCGAGGGGCAGAAGGAGTACCGCGTCGAGGGGCAAAAGAACCTGGCCTACGACGCGTCCTGCTGGGTGCGGCTGTCCCGTGAGGAACCGGCGATCGTGGTCGGCGCCAGGTCGGTGCACGCCGGTATCCGCCCAGGCCGGGATGAACCCAAGCGCCTCCCAGCGGACTGGTCGCTGGAGTGGCTGATCTTTGAGGCGCTCCAGTGCGACCCGAGCAGGGCGCATGCCCGGGAGCTGGTGGAGGCGCACCCGGAGCGTTCCCCCGAGCAGATCCGGGATGAGGTCATCAACCCTGCAACTTCGTTCACCCGGCTGCGTGAGCTGTTCGCCGAAGCCAAACGCACCGGTTATGAGGGCGTGATCGTCAGCGACGAGCGAGGCCAAGAGGTGCTGCTGGTCGACTTGATCACCCGGCTTGGCCGTGAACGCAAGCCCCAGGAAACAGCCAGCGAGAAGAGGCAGATCTCTGCTGACCAGGCGGGTCAGCCTGATGGTTCGGAGACCGCAGCGTGAACCTCAAAGAAGCCGCCTTGCGCGCCGCAGTAATCAAGCGGCTCAAGGAACTGCTGGATGAGGCCGACAAGGAAGGCCGCACCGAAACCCTGTCCCTGTTCCTGGAGGCCCGCCAGGCCCTTGGGGTGAAGTCGGTGGACATCACCCTCCCCACCGGAGAGAAGATCGCCACCGCCACTCTGCCCGCTCCAAGGCCGAAGGTGGACGTGGATGAGGGCGCCTTCCTGGAGTGGGTGCGCCGGGAGCACCCCGAGGAGCTGGTGGTAGAGGTCCGGGAGTCGTTCCGCCGCGCGCTTCTCAAAGACCTGGTCGCCGTCGACGATCAGGTCGTCAACAAAAAGACCGGCGAGGTAGTGCCGTGGGCGTCGGTCCGCCCGGCCGCCGAACCGTCCTCGTTCACGGTGCGGTTCACCCCCGCCGGCCGCGAGGCGATCGAAGAGGCGTGGCGGTCCGGGCAGCTCGGCTTGCTGGAGTACGTCGCGCCCCGCCAGCTCGAGGCCGGGGGTGATGCGGCGTGAACCCGGCGGCAATCGAGCAGCAGCTCGGAGCTCTCAGCACGCAGCTGGATGAGGCAGTCAGAACGCTGGGAGAACTGGAGCAGACCGCAGTCGAAGCCGAAGGCGACTACAAGGTCAAGTTCTCCCAGGTGTTTCGCGAAGCGGTGGGTTCGGTTGAGGACCGCAAGCAGATCGCCACCGCCGAGTGCGACGCCGAGTGGCGCACCTGGGGGAAGGCCGCCGCAGCGGTCCGCCTGCAAAAGGAACTGATCAAGGCCTTGCATGCCCGGATCGACGTGGGCCGCACACTGGCGTCGACCGCACGGGTCGAGGCCACTTTGACCAGGTCGGAGTGGACGCCATGACCCGCGGGCGAAACACCGGACCGGACCGCGCCACACGGGAGCTGTGCGCGGCACGGGACTGGAACTCGTGCGCCTGGTGTGGCCGGCCCCTGCAGAACACACTCCGCAGCCTGCAGCACCGCAAGGCCCGTGGTCTCGGCGGCACCACCGACCCCGCCATCAACCGCCCATCCAACCTGATCTGGCTGTGCGGGTCGGCGACGACTGGCTGCCACTACCGAGCCGAGCAACGCACTCTTGAAGGGCATCGCCTGGGTTTCTGGTTGTGGTCCTGGCAGGACCCCACCCAAGTCCCGGTGCGGCACGCCATCCACGGATGGGTGCTGCTCGCCGACGACGGAACCGTCACCCCCGCAGAAAGGGCCGCGTGATGGCTGGACGACACCGCAAGCCGACTCGATGGCAGCGCCTCGTCGCCTGTTGTGAGCGCCGCTGGCAGGCCCGCCACCGCACCACTAACCCGCCGCGGGAACTGCCCGCACCCACCACCACCGCCTAGGGAGGACCCCCATGACTGACGGCCCGATGACCACGCAGGTGCCGCCGGCGGCGCTGCTGGCCGGGGACGTGCTGCTGGTCGACCCCGACGACCCCGACCGCCAGGTCCGCTGGCAGATCACCACGGTCGGCCGTGAAGGCGACGTCGTCGTCGCCGACTACGTCACCTCGGACGGCTGGGAAGGCCGCCACGGCTTCGAAGACCCCGAGCAGCTGCTGACCGTACAGGTCAGGGACATGCGAGGTGCGGCGTGAGCAGGCTACGCAGCCGCCGAGACAAGGACACCGGCGAACAGCCGGCCACGGCAGGGGAGACGGGGGACAGTATCGTGCCCGGGCTTGAGACACGCACCGATGAGTCTCTCGACCAGCTGTGGGCGCTGCACCTGCAGGCGAAGGCCAACGCTGATGCTCTCGCCGAGCAGGCTGCCGCAGCTGAGCGACGTCAGGAAGCGGCCCGGCAGCGCGCACAGCAGCTACGAGATCAGGCTGCCGAGCTGGTGCGCCAGGCCGAAGAGGCTGACGCTGCCGAGCGCGCGGAGGCCGAGCGGGTAGCGCGGCTGCGCGCGGACGAGGCCCGCGCCCGTGCTGTGGCCGCTGACCACGCCGACACCGTCGAACTGAAGGTGAGGACCTCAGGCCGGCAGCACCCGGCCGAACGCGCCCAGAACCCGCAGGTGACCCACCCGGACGTTCCCGGTGCGCTCGTGGCCACCCACGGCCCCGAAACCCAGGGCATGCCGGTCATCTCCCCGGATGATCCGCTGGGCACGGGCGGCTACCCCACTGTCCCCGCGAACGGAGCACCGGCATGAGGATCCGTATCCCCCGCCCGGTGAACACCTTCCTGGACTGGGTGATGTTGAACCCGGACGTCGTGGTCGGTGCCGTATGGGTGATCGCTGCTCTGATCGCCGTGTTCACTCAGCGGGCAGGCGTGGCGTGGACGGTCACCGGTGTCGGCGCGGCCGTATTCCTGGTCCTCACCCACACGGTGGGGAAGGCCGCCCGCCTGGCCGAGCAGCGAGACGCGCTGCGCTACGAGAACGGAGCGTTGCGCGCGGAGATCAACCGGCTGCGGCAGGGGGACCCGACGGCGCGGACGGCGCAGCTGCACTCGATCGGCGATTTCGGGGAGCCGACATGATCACCCGCATCGCACGGTGGCTGTACCGCAACCCGGACGCTGTGATCGCCGCTGTCTGGCTGCCCGGTTCCTCCGCCCTCACCCTCTACTCGATCCCCGCTGGGGTGGCGGTGAGTGTGATCGGCCTGGTCGGCTTCACCGTGGTCGGCAACCGGGTGGGGGAGGTCGCCCGGCTCCGGAACGAGGTGACCTGCTACCGGGAGCTCCTCCGCGAAACACAGGCGTCCATCAGTGAATGCGGTGGCGGCAGGTGGTTGCCGTGACCGCCCACGAGCCGGCGTGGACGGCAGGTCGACCCGGGTCCCTGCCCTCCACGCCGACCACCGGCCGACAGTGGCGCATCGAGTTCCCCCCAGGCCAGGAACTCCTTAACGCCAACCGGCGGCTCCACCACTTCCGGCATGCCGCAATCGCCCGACAGTTGCGCGCAGACGCCTACCGTCTGGCCAAGCATCACAAGATCCCGCGGCTGGAGCGCGCCCAGGTCGATGGGATCTACGAGCCGCCGGACCGGCGCCGCCGCGATTCCTCTAACTGGAACCCGACCTACAAGGCCATGGTCGATGGCCTCGTCGACGCCGGGGTCCTCGAAGACGACGATCACACCCGCCTGGTCGGCCCTATCCCGCACATCGGTGACCCACACCCGAAGGGCCGGATCGTCCTGGTCATCACCGAACTCACCCCCGCAACCCCCGCACAGGAGAAGACGTGAGCGTCCACACCCTCAACATCGACCAGCTGCGCCGCTTCGAGATGAAGGAGCGGCAGCCGTGACCCTCTGCGCGCTCACTGTCCGGCAGCCGTGGGCAGCCGCTATCGCCCACCACGGCAAGGATGTCGAGAACCGCACGTGGACGACCAGCCACCGCGGCCTGATCGCCATCCACGCCGCCGCCGGCGTCGACTCCCGGCACCTGTACTCCATGCAGGTCTCCCAGGTGGCACACCTTGCTCGGGCTCGGGAAGAGCAGGTCCGCACAGCGGCGGCAACACGCGGTGCTGTGATCGCCGTCGCCTGCTTGTCGGATGTGTGCGCTGAAAGCGCGTCCAGCACTCCTGTGGAGATCATCAGCGCCCCGTACTTGAGGTGCGGGTGCGGCCGGTGGGCGGTCGCCTGCCAGTACCACTGGCACCTGACCGGCGTCCGCGCGCTGCCGGAGCCGGTGCCGGCCAAGGGGGCGCTCGGGGTGTGGACGCTGCCGGACGAGGTGGAGGACAGGGTCCGCGCTCAGCTCGACACGCTTGAGGAGGTGGCCCGGTGAGTGGCTACCGCCCCAAGGGGAGTGCGTCATGAGCGACGGCACCAAGATCGAATGGAGCGACGCCACCTGGTCACCGATCATCGGCTGCGACAGGGTCTCACCAGGCTGTGACAACTGCTACGCCGTCACCAGCGCCTACATCCGCGCCAACAACCCCAACCCGAAAGTCGCCGCGGCCTTCGAAGGGCTCACCCACCGCACCAGCGGCGGCTTGGACTGGACGGGCCGCGTCAACCTCTTGAGCGACCGGCTGATGCAGCCGCTGCGCTGGCGCAAGCCCCGCAAGATCTTCGTCAACAGTCAGAGCGATTTGTTCCACGACGCGGTACCGGACGAGTTCATCGCCCAGATCCTCGCCGTCATGGCGCTGACCCCCTGGCACACCTACCTCGTCCTGACCAAACGCCACGGCCGCATGCGGTCCTTCCTTGCCAACCCGCCGAAGAGCGACAACGGCGAGTACGAGACCAGCGTCGGCTGGCTGCCCGGAGCAGGAGCCAAGTGGATGGTGGCCGATGCACTGGAGGGGATCAGCCAAAGCCCCGATGTGCGGCTGACTGAGGAGCAGTGGGCACTGGTCAAACGGCCCGGTGCCCGACTGGAGTGGCCCCTGCCCAACCTGTGGCTGGGGGTCTCGATCGAAAACCAGAAGTGGGCTGACATCCGCCTCCCGGCGCTCGCCGCCACTCCTGCCGCGGTCCGGTGGGCGTCCATCGAACCACTGCTCGGCCCCATCGACCTGGGGATCGGTGATCCGCACGTCGGCCACGACAGCGACACCATCCACGGGGATCCGCACCAGCGGATCTGCCTGGACTGCTCCGACCCCGACAACGGCATCGAAGTGCCGTACTGGCGGCGCGACCCCCAGCCGGACTTGCTGGACTGGGTCGTGGTCGGTGGCGAGTCCGGGCCGGGCGCCCGGCGCATGGACCTCGCTTGGGCGCGTGACCTGCGCGACCAGTGCGCTCGTGCCAAGGTCCCGTTCTTCTTCAAGCAGCTCGGCTCCGCCCTGGCACGCGAGCTGGGATGCACAGACCGCAAGGGCGGCACCCCTTCTGAATGGCCCGAGCCGTTCCCCCGCGAGTACCCCGAAGGTGCGGCGTGACCACTAACCGGACCGTCCAGGATTTGTGGGATGACATCGCCGCCGAACTGTGCGACGTGATCGTCACTGCCGCCGTCGCCTTGGCCACCATCACCGGCCCCGAGCAGGCCGGCGTCCACCTGGATTCCAAAATCGCCGCCCTCATGGCCCGCGCTGGCCTCACCACCGTGGAGGTGCACCCATGACCACCCCTCGACTGCCCGACGCTCCCACCCTCCGGATCGGCGCGTTGGACTGGCAGCGGGACGCTGCCTGTGCCGGCGAAGACCTGGCCCTGTTCTTCGGCGCCGAAGGCGAGCGCGGATTTGAGCGCGCGCTCCGTGAACGCGCCGTCAAGCGGATCTGCGCCCGTTGCCCGGTGCGGGAGCAGTGCCTGCAGCACGCCCTGGACACCCCGGAGAAGTACGGCCTGTGGGGCGGCCTGAACGAGGAGGAACGCGCCGTCGAACGCCGCCGCCGCAAACGACGCGTGCACCCTAAGCCGCTGCCGCCGGTGGTCCTGGAGCCGCAGCATCGCCCCCAGCCGCCCTCCAAGGACGTCAGCGACGGCTACTACGGGATGGGCCGCTGCGAGTCGTGTGGCTACTCCCAGCGGCTGACCAAGACCGGGCTGGTCATCTCCCACCGCCCCAAAGGGACGACGGTGGAGTGCCCGGGGACTGGCCGCCCGCCGATGACGGGCGTGGAGGAGGCGGTGGCCTCATGACCGCCCCTCACCCCCTCATCAAGCGGCTCTGTGACCTGCGTCTGGCTGCGGGCATGTCCCAGCGGGAGGCCGAACGCCGCGCCGGCCTCGGCAAGGGAACCATCTCGCTCTGGGAAGCCGGCCGCTACGGCGCCCAGGTTGAGAACCTGGCACGGTACGCGGCCCTGTTCGGCCTCACCCTCGCCCTGGTCCCCGCCGCTGACGACGAGGACGACGTCCTCGGGGAGCAGCTCCCCTACGGGCAGGTGATCGTCGGCGATGGGGAGAAGTGGTGCGGGGGCTGCAAGCAGGTGCGGTCGGTTCGGGCGTTCCACCAGGACCTGTCACGCCGGGATGGGCTGAAGTCGCGATGCAAGTACTGCCTGAAGGAGCGGCGTGAGCGCCGTGCCCGCCGGCAGGCGGAGGAGGCGGCGTGAGGTCACGTTTGTTGTTCAGCGCGCCGCTGTCTCTCCTGCCGGATCAGCCGCGCCACGTAGTCATACGTGTAGACGTGTCCGATCGCGCGGACGATGCTGGCCGGCGTCTCACCGCGCTCGAACGCGGCTCGCAGGATCGCCGCCTTCAGCCTCTTGGGGGCCTCCACGTAGGCCCTTGCGGCCTCTTCAAGCTCAGTCTCGGTCGCCTTGTCCACACCGTTCAGGGTCTCACAGGCCTGCATAGTGTTCACGATACAGGTTGACGAACTCAGTTCGCGTACTGATACATTGATCTAGGTTCGTAACTGGGCGTGGCCCAACCTCTTGTCCGCGAACTAGCTGGGGGAGCACACCACCCGATGGCTGGACGTAGCGAGGCGAGGATCTTCGCCTCCATCTGGAATGACCCGACCTTCCGGGCCCTGACGCGCCGGCAGCAGGGCATGTACCTGTTCCTGCTGTCTCAGCCGGACCTGAGCTTCTGTGGTGTGATCTCCCTGCGCCCCCGCCGCTGGGCACAAAAAGCCAAGGACCTCACCCCCGATCAGGTCTGGGAAGACCTGAAAGCTTTGGCTAACCCCTTCCCGGAAGGGCCGCCGGAAGGGATTCCGGAAGGGACCGGGAAGCCCTTCATCGTCCTCGACGAGATCGAGGAAGAGGTGTTCGTCCGATCCCTCATCCGCAACGACGGGATCTGGAAGCAGCCGAACCTTCTGAAGGCGGCACGAGAGGCCGCCAAGCAGGTCACCTCTCCGAGGATCCGGGCCGCGATGCTCGACGAGCTGAAGCGCATCCCCATGCACGAGAGCTCATCGGCACTGGCCAAGGAAGTCATGGCGAACTTCATCCAGGACCTGGAGAAGACTCTCGGGAAGCCTTCCGGGAACCCTCCCGGGAAGGGGACGGCCGATCCTCGCATCGACCAACGAGGCGAAAAGGAGCGTTCCAGCGCTGCGGCTACGCCCCCCTCGCTTCCCAGCTCATCCGAAAAGGCCACCGCCAGCGGCCGCGCATCATCGCAAGCGGGCGACGCAAACCTCGACACCACTGGCGGCGAGCTTCCCGGAATGCCCCCAGCACCGCCGAAACCCCCAGCACCCGGCAGCGACGACGACCCGGCCTGGCGGGAGTTCTGGGAGGTCTACCCCCGCAAGGTCGACAAGAAGAAGGCCAGCCAAGCCTGGGCGAGGGCCGTCAAAGAAACCGCCCCGTTCGTGATCATCGCCGGGGCGAAACGCTACCGCGACCAAGTGAACCGCGAAGGCCGTGAGAAGCGGTTCATCAAGCACCCGACCACCTGGCTGAACGGAAAGTGCTGGAACGACGACTACACCCCTGACGAACAACCGGCCCAACCGCGACAGCAAGGCAACTACAACTACCGTCCTTGGGCCGGCGGACCCCGCTCCGACGTCAACGCCGTCGACTGGTCCCAGGGCTTCAAAGTTGGAGGAACTCGGCGATGAGTCCCGACGAGTACGAGGAATTCATCCGCGATCAGACCGAGATGCGCCTGGCTCTGTTCTACCAGCGGCGACCCGCCGAGTTCGCCGCCCGCGGCTGGCTCGACAACCGCATTCACACCTGGCTGGAAGGCATGGTCCGCGGCGAAAACCGCACCCTTCTGATCGGAGGCCACACCGGCACCGGCAAGTCCTGGTCCTTGTGGAAGGCGGTAGAGACCCTTCTGCACAACGGTTGGCGCGGCCGGTGGGAGATCATCAACGCCGACACCTTCCGGCAGGTGACCACCCCGCCGGTTGACGAGGAACGCTTGGACCGAATCCGACGCTGCGAGCTCCTCGCCTTCGACGACCTCGGCGCCATGCGGGTCAGCGAGTGGGTCGCCGAGAACCTCTACAGCGTCGTCGATTACCGCTGGTCTCACCAGCTCCCCCTGGTCATCACCAGCAACGAGAGCGATATCGACGCGCTGGTGGGCCCGCGTATCGCCAGCCGCCTCTGCCAGGACTTGAGCACCATCGTCCTCGACGGCCCAGATCGGAGGGTCTCATGAAAGCCGCCGGCGACCCTCGCCTGGCCGCCGAACGTTCGCTGGTCGGCGTGGCCATGTCCTCCACCGACACGGCCCTGGCCGTCGCCGAACTCATCCAACCCCGTGACCTTGCCCTAGGCGCCCACCAGATCATCCTCGAAACCATCATCGACCTGCTCGGCGAAGGCCACCAGGTCACCCCGAACACCGTTATCGCCGAACTGTCCAAGACCGGCAAGGTCACCCAGGCGGGCGGCGCCTCATACCTGCACACCCTGTTGGAACAGGCCGCTCTGCCGTCCCAGATCAGCTACTACGCCAAGCAGGTAAAAACCCAGGCCTGGAAGAGAAGTCTCGCCATCTTCGCCACTCGCTGCTCCCAGCTCGCCGAAACCGGTGACACCCCACCTGAGGCCGACCTGGAGCAGCTTGGCTCGTGGCTGGACGAACTGACCACGGGCACTGCCGAATCCAGCACGGTCCGCGCCGCCGATCTGGTCCACACGGTCCTGGATGAGATCGAACGCGGCGCCGATGCCGACGCGGTGGAAACCGGCTACCTCGACCTGGACGCAGGTCTGTCGGTGCGTCCCGGGCAGCTCATCGTCGTCGGCGCACGACCCGGCATTGGGAAGACCACGTTCGGTATGGACGTCGCCCGGCACGTGGGGAACCGGCTGCAGCAGCCGGTGTACTTCCTGTCGCTGGAGATGTCCCGCAATGAGCTAATGAAGCGGATGATCTCCGCTGAGGCTCGGGTGCCGCTGCACAGCATCCTGCACCACCGAGCCGACAAGCCGCTGCTGACTGACGGCGATTGGGTGAGGATCGCCAAGGCCACCGAGATGATCGGCCAATCAGGCATCGTCATCGACGACACCCCGGGCGCAGGGCTGGCTCACATCCGCGCACGGCTGCGGCATATGCAACGCCACGGTGGTGTTCGCTTGGCGGTCATCGACTATCTGGGCATCCTCGCTACCCCCGGCAGACAAGAGAACCGGCAGCAGGCCGTGGCGGAACTGACCCGTGGACTCAAGCTCCTCGCCCGCGAGATCGGTATCCCGATCTTTTTGCTGGCTCAGCTGAACCGGCAGGTCGAAGGCCGATCTGACCGGCGCCCTGTCCCATCCGACCTGAAGGACTCCGGGGCGATCGAGGCTGACGCCGATGTAGTGATCCTGCTGCACCGCGAGGACGCCTACGACCGGGAGTCCCCACGCGCCGGCGAGATCGACCTGATCGTTGACAAGTCACGGCACGGCCCCCAGTTCACCGCAACCGCGGCATTCCAAGGCCACTACTGCCGGATCGTCAACATGGCAACCGGCCCGGACCCCTCACCGGCAACCAAAGGCCATCTAAGGCCCGTCTCCTAACCCCCGTGGAGAACTGCAATGACCGAACTCGAATTCCTGTGCGATGCATGCGGCAGGCCGGTCGAGGACGGGCACGGTTCGCTGTACGTGCTGTTCTCCGAGCTGCACGAGCGCCGCAACGCGATGTCCGCCTGGAAGGCGGCATCCGAACCGGGCACACCACGGCCCGCGGTAAGCCTGGTGGAGGCGTTGCAACTCCCGAGCCCGGCACCATGGCACATCCACCACGACAGATGCCGCCCCCGTCACGAGGGCGACGGCTACCACATCGACGTGGAACGGATCCGCTCGTGGCGGGACCTGGTGCGCTGGACAGCGCACCTGATGGAGAAGAACTGGCTAGGCGACACGAACTGGCAGGTGCTGCTGGGGAACGCCGCAGATGGCCGGGACCAGCGGATCGTTGAACTGGCCCGAGGCGACGCGGCATGAGCCGGCCACGGAAAACCACCACCCCCCTGCAGGTGCTGGAGCGGCCGTGCGGACGGTGCGGACACCAAAACGCCGTCCACACCGGCGGCCGTGACCGCAGCAGGTGGGCGCCCTACGACCCGGTGTGGGTGAACGCCACCGGCCGATGCAACCAGCCCGGATGCGACTGCCCGGCCCGCACAGCGTCTGCAGCCGGGACGGCGAAGGGTGATGCCGCATGACCGAGCAGCACCCGTTCCGGGTGCTGGTGACCGGATCACGCACCTGGAACGACCATGACACCGTCCAAGCCGCACTCACCGCCATCGTCTACCGGAACCTGCCCGCCGTAATCGTCCACGGCGCATGCCCGCGAGGAGCCGACGCGATCGCATCCCAGTGGGCACTGCGGATGGGAAGGACTTTGGCCATCTCCGAGGAACGCCACCCCGCAGACTGGCGTACCTACGGCAAAGCAGCCGGGCCACGACGAAACGAACACATGGTCGCACTGGGTGCGGACGTGTGCCTGGCCTTCCTCGCCCCCTGCAGGAAGCCCAACTGCCACCTGCCTCGCCCGCACGCCTCCCACGGCGCTAGCCAAACCGCGTCCCTCGCAGAGCAGGCCGGGATCCGAACGTACCGCTTCCCCTTCGACGTGTACGGCGCCACCAACCCGCCCTGGCCCCGCCGGTAACCCCCAGGAGCTTTAGATGACCAACCTTCCAGCCGGCGCCCAGTCCGGCATAGAGCAGCAGGTCCAAGACATGCTGGACCTGCCCGACGATACTTTCGCCACCCTCGTAGAGCGCAACCTCGGCGAGAACGCCCCCGCCGCCCTGTGGCAGCTGCTGCTGCACCCGATGGTGGTGCACCGCACCCACGAGGTCCTCACCACACGGTTCCGTGACGTGGAGGACCAGCTCGCCCAACGCCGAGCCCACCTGGAGGCGTTCCGGCAAGAGTGCTGGCAGATGGGCCAGGCTGGCAAGGAGCCCTGGTTCTCCGCCTTCGGCGAATACCAGCAGTGGAGACGCAAGGCCCTCGGCTACCACCGGCTGCTGTCACAGCGGCTGAGGCAGACGAAACAAGCGATCTCCGGGGCCGAAACGTCTTCCCATCTGATGGCCCCGGCCCGCAAAGCTCGACTGATGGACACGATCTTCCGCCTCGCATGGGAGATCAACACCCACCGGCAGCGAGTTCTCGAAGCCGGGGTGGTGCCGGACGACTACGACGTCCGGCTGTGGCGGGCATTGGAAGCCATCGAGGTGCAGACCACTAACGGCGTCATCCCCGTGGCGAAGTTCCTGGCCGACGTCATGGGCAAGCCGGGTTTCCGGCCGCCGGCCGAACTTCCGCTGCCCGCCGAGGAGTCGGAAGAGGAGGTCGCGTGAACACCTCCATTCAGCACAATCCGACCGTTGAGTGTGCGCGTGTCCACTGCAACTTCCACCACGTGGACGAACCCGCCAGCTCCCCCTATCGGGTGTGCTTCGAATGCGGCCACGTCTACCCGACCGCCCGGGACCTACGCCGCATCTACCGCCGCAAGTTCTGGCAGATGTCACGCGGAATGCCTTGGCGGAGGCAGCTGTGGCGGTTGCGGCGCGTGATGACCGTCCGCGCTAGCCAAATCGGCTTCTGCCAGTACTGCATCCACGACTTCCTGGTGTGAAGAAACTGCGCCATGACATCACCGAGGGACAACCTGCACGACTGGCTGGAGATGGTCGTGCCGCTGCGGATGGTCGAGCTGCGCGACCGCAGCGCCGAAGAGCTCGCCGCTCTTGGCCGCGCCCAGACGGCGGTGATCGCAAGCAGAGGGGACGTGCTGCAGTTCGGTGGCCGTGGTGCCGCTCAGGCCGCCGCCGCGCTCGCCACCGGCCTGGCTGCTCTCGCACTCACCTCAGAGGGGGGAGTGACGTTCGGGCCGCTGCACTGGTGCTCAACCGAACACGCCGACTGCCCGTCCCGCCCCGCCCTGGCGCACCTCGGCCCACGCGCGTTGCCTGTCCCGGTCACGCCTACGAGTCCTCGCCCCGTGCAGGACATCCCACTGCCCGGCCCTGAAACCCTGCAGGCCAGGCTGGCTGACTCCTCTTCAGCGGCGAACTTGCACGTGCAAGACAGCTTGTTCGAGGAGTCCGCATGACCTCACGTGGCACCGAGAGCAGTGTTGCCGATCCCGCTACCGAAGAGGCGTACACCCTCGCCGACATGTTCCGCGCGACTGCATCACTGATCCGCACCGAGCACGGCCCCACCTGCCCGGACCACCGCGCCTGGCTCCAACACGCCACCCACCTGGAGGAGACCGCGGACCGCCTCGACCGCGGCGAACAGGTGAACACCAGCGGTGCTTACGGCATCGCCAACGCCTACCTCACCGCCTCTACGGGGGAAAAGACACGATGAACCAGCTCGCTCCCCGCCCCCACCAGGCACTTGCCCTGCAAGCACTCCACCGAACCAGCGCACCTCGCATGCAGCTGCGGATGGCATGCGGCGCCGGGAAAACCCTCATCGGACGCTGGTACGCCGCCGATATCAACGCACAGCAGACCGTTGTGCTGTGCCCATCCCTGGCCCTGGTAGCGCAAACCCTGAGGGAATGGCGGCGCCCCGCAGACTGGCCATTCGAAGCGCTGGTGGTCTGCTCCGACCCCACCACCAGCGCCGGCGCAGCCGAACGAGCCGGGCACGAGGGCGCATACACCCAACTCGACATCCCCACCTGGGCAAAGGCACGCGCCCGCGTCACCACCAACCCTCAAGTTGTCTCTTCCTTCCTTGCTTCGCGTCGAGAAGGACGACCACAGGTGATCTTCTCGACGTATCACTCAGCCCCCGCCGTCGTTGCAGCGACCAAGACCACTCCCACCGTCTTCGACCTAGTGGTGTGCGACGAAGCACACCACCTGGCTGGCAGGCCCCGCGCCGAGTTCCGCGCCACATGGGAGATTTCAGCCAAATCATGGCTGTTCATGACTGCCACCCCGCTGATCTTCACCGGGGCCTCTGACAAAGACGTCATCTCCATGAACGACCCGGAAAAGTTCGGCGCAGTCGCTCATACCCTCACCTTTGGATCAGCGATCGACGCCGGACTGCTCACCGACTACCGGGTCTTTGTTCGCGGCAGTGTCGGACACAACCCAGCTCATGTTCTCCCCGGCTGCATCATCGAGGCAGCAGAACGGCATGGATTGCGTTCGTTGATCACCTACCACGGGCGCAACACCAAGGCAGCCGCGCTCGCCGAAGCCCTGGACGGGGTACGCACCCCGACAGGGTGGACGATCCGTGCCCGTCACATATCCGGAGCAACCCCGGCATCCGAACGTTCCGCCACCCTCGCGTGGCTCGGAGAACCGTCCGATGAAATCAGGATCGTCACCAACGTCAACTGCCTTATCGAAGGGGTCGACGTGCCCTCAGTGGACGGTGTGGCGCTCTGCGATCCCCGTACCTCCACTGTCGGTATCGTCCAGGCCATCGGCCGTGTGCTGCGCCCAGCCCCTGGCAAGCTCCGCGGAGCAATCATCCTCCCCATCATGCTTCCCCTCCACGGGGATGACGACTCCGCGCTGCTCGCTTCGCGATTCGGCCACGTGTGGAAGGCGCTGCGCGCACTACGCGCCCATGACCAGCGCTTGGCCTCCGAGCTGGACGCCGCAGCAGCCGACTGGGCACGCAGAGCTAGTGAAGATGAGATGGCCGGCCTGAGCTATCGGGGAGCTAAGCGGCCGACCAGCCGGGTCCACTTCGAACTACCCGGTGACATCGATATGAGCCGGGTGTACCTGCGCATGGTGCAGCAGACCGCTACCAAGAACGCCTACTTCTACGGGCTGCTGCTGGACTGGGCCGACCACTCCGGTGGCCGCACAGTGCCCTGGACCCTGACCTGGAAGGGGGAACGGCTTGGGCGCTGGGCTGAACAACAACGCCGCGCCTACCAGAAAGGGCTCCTCGACAAGGAACAAATCGCCGCGCTGGAAAGCGTGCCCGGCTGGGCCTGGGACCGGAAAGAAGGGGTGTGGCGTGACTCCTACCGGATCCTAAAAGACCTGGCCACTCAGCTCGGCAGCCTCCACCAACCTCCCGACGGGCCGTCCATCTACGCCGGTATCAAGGACGCCACCAATTTGCCGCTCGGGCACTGGGTCGCCGAACAGCGGCAGTTGTACCGCGACGGGATGCTGTCCGATGAGCGGGCGCAACTGCTGGAGGAACTGCCCGGCTGGACGTGGGACGGCGGGCTTCCCGACGACGACGTCGCCATGATCCAGGCGCTGCGCGTCTACTGCGAGTTCGAAAAACACGCTGACGTCCCCGAGGCACACCTCGAGGATGGCCTTCCCCTGGGCCGATGGGTGTGGGCGGTGCGGCGCCGCCGCCTGGTGGGGCGGCTGCACCCGACTCTGGAAGAAGAGATCGCTGCCGCTACCCCCCGCACCGCCAAGGGTGAACCGTCGTTCGCCTGGCATGTGGCTGAAACCCGCTGGCGGTTGGCCTACTCGGCGCTGCGGCAGTACACCAGACGCGAAGGCACCGCCACCCCGCCCTGCTCGCACCGCGAGACGCTTCCTGACACGACGGTCGGCCTTGGCCAGTGGGCGTCCCTGCAACGGTGCCTTTACCGGAAAGGGAAACTCGAGGAACGGTACATCCGCTGGCTGGAAGCGCTTCCAGGATGGCGGTGGGAGGCACCCAGGACCCGCAAAGAGTACGGGGAACCCCTCGACTTGGGCGACCACCCGCACGGTACCGCCAAAGGCATCGCCGCCGGCTGCCCCTGCAAGGAGTGCATGGACGCCGCACGGGCCAGGCAGCGCCAGTACCTGGCCCGCCGCCGCGCCCTCAAGGACGGCGTCCCCGCCGGCAAGGCACGCCGCCACATCAACCGCCTAACCAAAGCCGGATACACCCTGGCGGCCATCAACGCCGTATGCAGCGTGCCAGTCGGCGTACTGCGGGACGTGGGGTCCGGCAAAGCCGACCAGATCAGCGCACGCCACGAGGCCGCTGTTCTGGCAGTCACCCCGGCCATGTGTGCTTCTGTCCCCACCAGGGTCGGCTCACGTGGACGAGTGAGAGCGGCATCCAGCGAACAAGTCCCAGCAGCCCCCACCCGCCGACTGCTGGAAGACCTTGCTTCCCGCGGATTCGGACCTGCGTGGGTGGCCCGTGAACTGGGCTATGACCGCAAGGTCCAAATCGGCCACGACAAGGTTCTTCGCCGCATGGCCGAAGCCGTCGCCGACCTGCACGCCAGGGTCGGGGACCTGGTCGCCCCGCCAACCTCAGGCCGCCGAATGCCACCGCCGCTGGCCGAGCTACTGAACCGCCCGCGGGGTGAGGCCGCGTGACCAAACCGCACGGTACTTACGCCCGAGCAAAAAGCGGCTGCACCTGCACGCCCTGCAAGGACGCGTCCCGCCGCTACAACAAACGCCGGGAACTTCTCATCGCCACCGGCCGGTGGCAGCCGTTTGTGGACGCTGAACCTGTCCGCGCCCACGTCCGGAGGCTCGGCGAATACGGGATCGGCTGGAAGAGCCTCGCCCAGGCCGCCGGTGTCCCACGAGGCGTGATGTGGAGGCTGCTGTACGGGGACCGCGACCGCGGCCCTTCCAAACGGGTCCGTGCCGCCACAGCAGAGGCAATCCTCGCCGTCCAGCCCACTCTCGACATCCTCCCCGATGGGGCCCGGGTGGACGGTGCCGGCACCCGGCGCAGGCTGCAAGCACTGATCGCACTCGGCTACTCCCAGGCCCGTCTTGCCAGTTTGCTGGGCTTCAGCAAAAGAGGCATAGGGGACTTGCTGAGCTCCGACTCTCGCGTGGAAGCCGGCACCGCACGCGCCGTCCGCACCTTGTATTCCCGACTGTGGGACCAACCACCCCCCGAGCAGACCCCGCCGCAGCATCGCGCCGCCAGTCGCGCCCGCGCCTACGCACGGCGGCAGGGCTGGCCACCACCAACAGGGTGGGACGACGACCTCATCGACCTCCCCGACGACGAACTGGAGGCGGTGTTGCGCCGCCGGGCCAAGGCGATGGACAACAACGAAGTCGCCCGCTGCTATCGGGCACACCGCAACGGCGACCTGAGCCTGCTGGTCACCGCTGGTGCACGCGAGTACCAGCGACGTAGAACACGGTCCCGCAAGGAGGGCGCGGCGTGACGAGCCCTCACGGAACCTACACGCGCCACATGTGCTACGGCTGCTCCTGCGAGCCTTGCCGCGCCGCGGCCAGGGACTACTGGCGGGACCGTAACCGGGCCATCGCCTACGGCCGCTGGCAGCCGTGCGTGGATGCCGAACCTGTCCGCCAGCACATCCTCACCCTCCGCGCCCACAACGTCAGCGCACGGCAAATCGCACGTCTCGCCGGCGTCCCCTACAGCACTGTCTACCGCATCCTCCACGGCGAGGCCGGATACCCACCACCCGCCAAAATCCGCGCCGCCACCGCAAAAGCAATCCTCACCGTCAGTCCCACCCTCGACGACCTCGCCGACGGCTCACACGTCCCCATCGACCCCTACCGGCGCCGTCTCCGTTCTCTCTTCGCCGCAGGCTGGCCCTACAGCAGGCTCGCCGAACACCTCGGAATGGACGACAGCAACCTGCGGAAACTGCTAAACAAAAGCAAGATCACCGCAGCCACCGCCCGCGCCATCCGCGACCTGTACACCCGGCTGGAGCACACCAACCCGGCCGACCATGGCGTGCCCACGGCCAGCATCACCAAGGCCCGCAACCTCGCCACCCGCCGCGGCTGGCAGGTCCCCGGGGCATGGGACCCCGAATGGCTGGACCTCACCGACTCCCAGCTCGAGGCAGAGCTGCAGCGCCTAGCAGCCGACATGACCGACACGGATGTCTCCCGCTGCTACCGCGCCCACCTCGCCGGCGACAACACACCCCTCACCGTCGCGGCAGCCCACGAGCACCTCCGCCGGCGCAGAATCCGCCGACACACCACCAGCACGGAAGGAACCGCAGCATGACCAGACCACAGAGGATCCAACGGAAGCGCACAAAGGGCTGGCGCATGCCACCCAATGCGATCTACGTCGGCCGCGGCACCAAGTGGGGCAACCCCTTCCGCGTGGGACAACCCATCACCGCCCCGTTCTTCGGTGGTGTGACGATCAACGGCGTGCCTCTCTCCCGGCAGGGCGTCGTTGAAGACCGTGAGCACGCTGTCGAGCTGTTCCAGTGGTGGCTGCTGACCGAAGCGCCTTACACCGAGGAAGACGTCCGCCGCGAGCTGGCCGGCCGGGACCTGGCCTGCTGGTGCCCGCCCCCAGAGCCCGGCCAACCCGACCACTGCCACGCCGCGCTGCTGCTGGCCATCGCCAACCAGCCCCGCGACGAGGAGGTCACCCGATGCTGATGGCACGACTGTCCGACGGGCGCAAAGTCCCGCTGCACACGTGCTGCTTCGTCCTTCGGGACGCCTGCGGTTGCCCCCGAGGTGTCGTCCACGCCGCTACCGGCAACCCCGAACAGGTCATCTGCGTAGACGACGCCTGGCGTGCGCTCCTCCCCAACGCGCAGGACCGCGCCCGGGCACGCCAAGCCGGCATGCAAGTGGAGCTGATGCCCCAAGAGCGCTGGCTCCAGGAGATCGCGCTGCTGCTGCAGAACTACTGCCCGCACAGCAGAAAGGGAGCCGCCGATGCCTGAGATCCCCCAGCCAACCGTCAGGATCACCCGATACGAGGTTTCCTGCCTCCCCGAAGACGACATCAACGCGGCAGCTTTCACGCTCACCGTGGAGTACCGCGGCAACGGCAAGTGGGCGGTGTGCCGCCGAGGATCCTGCCTTAGCGCCGACGGTAAATGGGACTACGAACCTTCCTCCTCCAACCGCTCTGACGAATGGCTGAGCAGCCACCGATTCGACCTGGATACCGCGCTTCGACTGGCCCGTGAAGCCGCACCGAAGGTGCGTGTCAACGGCTACACAGTCGCCGACGCGCTCGCCACGGCACAGGAACCCACCCGCGGTTGAACAACACACCGAACGCTGACCGACTGGCTCAAGACGAAGGAGCACCGGTGATCTGCTCATCGTGCCGGAACGCCAACCACCCGGCCTGCGAAACCCCTGACTGCTGCTGTGGTCACGCCGGCAGTCCAGTCCGCTCTCTGACAGGTGAGGAACGCCATGCCCGCGCCCTGGGCTTGCACAGCGACATCGTCCGTCCCGCCAACGGTTCACCCGCATCAAACCGAGTCGAGAGAACAGCCAAGTGAACACCTCAAATGAGAGGGACATCATGACCGAACGATGCAATCCCGATAAACCCCACCGCTGCCCGCGCTGCCACACCGTGACTGTCCACTACCCGGCGCGAGTGCGGCGGTGGAGGCGCTACCGATGCTGCCAGTGCCGGACAGTCTTCACCCGGTGGCCACTGCTTGCCCGGCTACTACCGCTGCACGAGTGCAACGCACCAAGTCACAAGGAAGCTGAGAGCACATCATGAACGCCAGCAAGCTCGCAGACGCTGCTGGTATCACTTACCGGCAGCTCGACAACTGGTGCCGATCTGGATACCTCAACCCCCACGGAGGCGAAGGAACCGGCAAGGCCAGAGATTTCCCTCCAGGGGAAGTTCAGGTCGCCATTCTCATGGGCCGGTTGGTCCATGCCGGGTTCACCCCTGAGGCTGCGCACACGGTAGCGCGACTCCACAAACCAGGACAGCCCATGAAGTTGGACGACGGCATCACATTGACCATCGATCTGTAGCACAATTGAATAAAGTGAAATGAGATGCCTATGCCCCTTTCAAAGCCCGAACCCGGCTGCCTATTCTGCGACCTGACCTCCCACCGGATCCTGTGCCAGTCGCCAGGCTGGTATGTACGCCACGACAACTATCCAGCGCGTCCAGGACACGTCGAGGCCGTCCCCAAAAGGCACGTCGAATCCTTCTTCGCCCTGACCACGGCCGAAGTCGCCGAAGGATACGAGCTGCTCCGCCAAGCCCGCTCCTTGCTGGCCGACGGATATGCCCCGGACGGGTGGACGATCGGGATCAATGACGGCCCGGCCGCCGGCCAGAGCATCCCCCACCTGCACATCCACCTCGTCCCCCGCCACTGGGGAGACGTCCCCGACCCCCGCGGCGGAATCCGCCGCGCGCTGCCGAACTGCAACCCCGACACCTGGGTCACCCCCACGAAGGAGAGCTAACCCATGGCAGGCGACACCCAGATCACCCTCGTCGGAAACCTCGTCGACGACCCCGCCCTGCGCTTCACCTCCAGCGGCCAGGCGGTCGCCTCGTTCCGCATCGCCTCCACCCCCCGCACTTTCGACCGGCAGTCGGGGGAGTGGAAGGACGGCGAGGCACTGTTCCTGACTTGCAACGTCTGGCGGCAGATGGCCGAGAACGTCACCGAATCCCTGACCAAGGGCGCCAGGGTGATCGTCCAAGGCCGCCTCAGGCAGCGCTCCTATGAGACCCGGGAGGGGGAGCGCCGCACTGTCTACGAAGTCGAGGTGGACGAGGTCGGCCCGTCGCTGCGTAACGCCACCGCGAAGGTCGTCAAGGCCGCCCGGCAGGGAGCTGCCCGGCAACCCGGCAACACCGCCCCGGCGCCGGCTCCCGCCCAGGACGACCCGTGGGCCACATCTCCCGACAACCCCCCGTTCTAGGAGAACGTCACGATGACTGAACCTCCCACTCAACCGCCGGCCAGCCGCCCGCTTCGTATCACCGGCTGGACCCTCGCCTGGACGGCGTGGATCCTGTTCTTCCTCGTCGTCGAGGCCGCGGCGCTGATCCGCAAGGCCCCCGGGGACACGTTCTCTGAGCACTGGTGGTCCCTGTTTCGGGTGAGGGAGCGGGTGCCGCTGCCGGCCCGGATCGTGCTGCTGGTCGTGCAGGTCGGCTTCGGGATCTGGCTGATCGGCCATCTGGCGTTCGGGTGGTGGACGCTGTGACCAAACCCGAACAGCCTCGACTCAGCCCTGAGGAGTGGATGCGCCGCTGGGAGCAGGCTCCCAACGAGCAGCGCCTCGCCATGGTGGCCACGCTTCTGACCGCGGCCCGGGGCGCAGAGCAATGCCTGTACGGCGGGCACGACGAGCTCCAGACCAGGCTGGAAGCGACACAGCGTCGCGTCACCGACCTGGATGGCCAACTGCAGCGCGCCAAGGAAGCCCTGCGCCGCGCAAAGGAATCCCTGGACCGGGTGCGGGCCGAGCACCGCGATACCTGCCTGCTCGCTACCGGCAAAGGTAAGAGACCGGCCTGGAGCTGCAGCGTGTGCGATGCCCTCGGCATCACCGCCCCCGAGCCGTCCACGGACGACACCGCAGACCAAAAGGACGGCCATGTCTGAGCAGATCCCCACCGCCCCCAGACCTTCGTAATGCATGCAAGAAGGAGAAGAGAAATCGACCACGAGGAGGACCATTGACCGCCCGAAAGATCGTTGCCGAAGCCGCCGCCCCCAAGGCCGGCATGACCCTCGATGAGCTCGGTGAACTGGTCAGCCGAGCAATGAAGGCCGGCGCGACCGGCCGGGAGATCGTGGAGGTGACCGTGTCCGGGGTCCTCCACCAGCGGATCAGGACCGCGAAGGTCACCATCAACCCCGCCACCGAAAAGCAGCCCCCGGGCACGGACCTTCCCCGATGACATGGCGTACCCGCCCGCAAGGCGATAATGGGGCCTACCGGGGCAGCGCGATCAGTCCTGCCTTGCCCGGGCGGGGCCCAACCCCCGCAGGAACTGCCTTGAGCGACGCACCACACCTTGCCCCCGAAGCATCCCAGGACGTCACCTTCACCGTGTCCGGACAGAACCACGACGTCAGCCTCTTCCACCGGCTCACCGGCAAGTTCCGCCTCTAGAAAACACCCAGCCCTGCCACAACCACACGAGGGGGGATCGATCGTGGGACGGTACTGGGTCCACAGCATGCCCGACGACATGCGCGACGACGGCCAGCGCCCATGCGCCCGCGGAGACCGCTGCGCACGCGCCACCGTCACCATCGAAAAGGGGGAGCGCATCTACCACCCGGCGCTCACCTACCGGGCCTTCTGCGAAGCATGCTCCGAAGCGGTCCGCAACGCCATCCAGGAACTCCCCGGCTACTACACCGAACTGGGGGAGCGGATCGGTGACCATGCCACAGGCATCGGCCAGCGAGTCTCAGGCTCCAAGGACCTCCCAACCCCGATCAACCTGACCTTCGACGAACTCCGCACCGAACTGGTTAACACCATCTCCGCCTGGGGAACCCGGGTATGCGAGACCGCCAAGCTCTCCGGCCACAGCATCGACTGGCCCACCACCCGACACACCCCGGACACCCTCACCCGGATGTGCGAGGTCCTCACCGCCCACCTGGATGCGCTTTTCTCCCTACCGCCGGCCCCGATGACGATCACCGTCCCTCTCGCTGAGGCTGACGCTCTCCCCGAGACTGCTGAAGTACGCCGTCACTACGACGCCGGCTACGCCGTAGCCATCGTGGAGCTGGATGGAGCGGACGCGGGCCTTGCCATGCTCAAGTTGGCGTCCCGCTGCCGCTGGATGCTGGGGCACGTCGGCCGTCCTGAGAGGCTCCAAGGCCGCTGTCTGCACTGCGACATGGTCGGGGCATTGATCCGCCCCGACCTGTCCACCGGCCTGGCGGACTGGGCCGAGTGCGGGGCGTGCGGAACCCGCTACACAGGAGTCGAGTACCTCAACCTCGTCCGGGCCCTCTACGAACAGGAGATCCAGCACCAGCGCGAGGCATCGTGAACCCAGAGAAGACGGTCGCAGCGATCGATGCCGCCATTGACGGATGGACCGGCCCTGATCTCTCGGTCAGCTCTTGTGCAATGCGGTGGGCACCTGAACCACCACCATCGCCCAACCAACCAGCAGGGGAGCAGCGCGGCACACCACTGACCGTTAGCGAAGCAACCGCCCTCATCGGTGAGGTGATTTCGGCGTGGATCCCACCGAACGCACCAGAAGGCCTCTACCCGGAGGCCATCCACTCCCTCGCCGAGGTGCACGCCAACATCGAGCGAGCATCTGCGGCCTTCACACGAAAGACCCAACTTCTTTCAGAGACGTGGGCCAAGGCTACGCATGAGGCTCTCGCCCAGTGGCACTACGGCGGCAAGTACCGGAGGCATCGCCGCGGCTGCCGGATCTGCAACCCGCACGGCAACCCGCCCCCCGCACCTTCGAGCATGCGCGCCGCCGAGTACACCCGCAGGCTCAGACACCGCCGGCGCAGGAACCGGAAGAGGTAACTGTGGACCTGCTGCGCCGCCTGCTACGCCTCCCGCCACGGCAGATCACCCTCTGGGCGACGGCCCCTCCCGCAGACGGCGACACGGCTCTCGTGATCCTGTCCGAAGGGCGGTCAACGGTGCCGCGACCGGGTGAGAGCCTGCTGGAGGCTGCCGAGCGGCTAGGCGGGCAGGGGACGAATCGGACTGGCACGGAAGGATGGCCTCATGAAGGCTAAGTTCATCGACGGCCCGATCGATGGCCAATACCTAGACATCCCCGGCTGGGGCAGATTTCGCGACCACTGGCCCAAGACGTATGAGGTGAAAGCTCCATCGCTTGACGATCTGATCGCCGTCTGGAACGGCGTCACGGACGGCGACACACCGGCACGGTTTCGAATCGGCGTCTACCGGCTCGACCCCACCCCTGTTGGCCCCGATGGCGATTGGCGGATCTACCGGTGGGATGGATGGCAGCCCGATCGGAGCAGATGAACTCTCAGACGAAAGAGGAGATGAGCGTATGAGCGGCGGCACCACGGCGAGTCCACCGATTCAGAAGTTTGTTCTCCCCGACGGCTTCGTCATCCCCGTCCCAGATGGGAAGGATCCGCGCCGGGTGTGGGCCATGCACGCCTTTGCAGCTGTGTCCGAGGGGAAGTGTCCTATCCACCGCATCACCCTGTCCGAACCCTTGGAAGGAGATGAACGCCCCTACTGCAAGGCGTGCGAAAGGTGGTGGTGGGCCAGGTGTGAGGGTGACGACGCTGAGGTTGGGTGGGAGCTGATGTACGACCCCCATGCGGAGAAGGGATGGTGGTGATCATGGAGTGTGTTGGGACTGAGGCCAAAACCAGTCGTACTCGGCGCCCCCCAGGGCCGCCCTAGCTGGCCACCCACGTGGCGGAAACCTGGACGTGGAGGGCTTCCTCATCCTCATCGAAGTGGCAAGTCAGCCCGCACTCATCCGGCCCGCTGTGCAGCGCACATTCTCCATCACAGCCGTGCACGCAACCCCGGTCCATCGGAGTTGGCGGCAGCACGAGGGTAGGAAGCAGTTCGCGGCGTAGTGTCTGCCGGTCGCGCCGGCGCCGGGCACGGTGTCGGCTCATCCTGCGCATGATGCTCTCCTGAATGTGCGCCCTCGAAACCAGGGTGTTCACCGGCATCCTTGCAGCTCGCTCAGCCGCCCATACAACAACACGTAAGCACCTGCCACGGCTCACGAGTGTTCGGTTTGCGCTCACCCCTGTGACCTGCTGAAATAGTTTTTGTAGGACAACTGTGCCCTCGGACAGGCTTACGTCTGCCGGGGGTTTTCGCATGTCAAAGGGGGTGAACATGCCCCCCGACATGCCCCTGCCCGCCACCGCCGAACAAGCAGCCCAATCCCTCGGCCGCCCCGCCGCCACCATCCGCGTCTGGGCCCACCGCTACAGAGTCCCCCGAACCCGGCGAGGCCGGCACGTCTACTACGACCTGCGGGACCTGCAGGTCATCGAACGCGAGCTGCACCACGGCCACCCGGTACCCCCCACCCCCGAAGAACGCGCAGCGATCCGCCTACACTGCCCCCACCACACCACAAACCCTGACGTTCAAACCGCCCAGGCAGCCTGACCCGACCGAGCGTGCGTGCCGCCGACTTCCACGGCGACGACCCTGGCGGCACGCCGGCGCAAACCCCTGGCCACAGATCCCCCAGGGTTGCGCACTGGCACGGGGCCTGCAGCAACGATCCGCGGGGGGTTGACGCTGCAGGCCCCGGCCACCCCGCCGTGAGGCCATGCTGGAGCCGCACCACCCGTCAGCAGGGGAGGTGGCGCACCCGATGCCAGCAGACCTGCCCGGCAACGTCATCGCCCCCAACAAGGTCCGCATCAACGGCATCCCCCTGCTCGTCACCGGGGACGGCATCCAGGTCCACGAGATGCGCATCGGCGGCGCCCCGAACGTCGCCACGGTGACGCTGACGCTGCTGGCCCGCAGGATCACCGTGGCCGCAGAGGGGAACCTGGAATGAGCAGCGACATGCCGCAGGACCCGTTCACCGAGCTCGCAAAGGCCGCCATCCAGCTCCACGAGCTGTTCAAGGCGTTCCTCGACGCTGGCTTCACCGAACCTCAGGCGATGCAACTGGTGTGCACCGCCCTGACCGCCGGCATCACCAAAGGGAGCCAGGGGTGATCCGCGCCCACATCCAAGAAGAACCCGCCACCGACTCCATCGACATCACCATCATCAGGACCCACACCACCCTCGACCAGGACACCGAAAGATGGGTCCTCCACTTCACACACTCCGACCCTGCCTCCGCCTTCTGGGATCCCATCCCCGACGACGGACGGCAACCAAAACCAACCCTCCGCCTCACCAACGAGACCGCTCTCGCCCTGCTGGAAGCCCTGGCCCGCCACTACCACGGCACCGAGAACACCCGCACCCTCCGCAAGGACTACGAAGCCGAACGCCGACGCGTCGACCAGCTCACCGCTGCTCTCGCCGGCGTCGCCCAGACACTCGCCGAGCAGCATCGCTCGCAGCGTCGCGAGGCCGAGCGGGCGGTGAACACGCACCTGGAGGCGGCACAGCCGTGAACGGCTGGCCCAAAACCCTCGAAGCCCTCCTCGCCGCGGTCAGAGAGCTGGAACAGGCCCAGGCCGCCGCGGTGGAGAAGTTCACCCCTTGGACTCCGCATTCACCAGGAAGCATCAGCGGCTTCCTCGGATGGATCCCAGACAGAGACCGCACCAGATTCGGTGGCACCGGTCTCATCCGACCAGGTCCACATGGCTCGGAACCCGACCTCAGTAACCTGACCCTCCACCAGGCGCGGGCAGAGGTCACTGACATCATCGCCAAGGCCCGGGAAGAGCAGCCCCTGCCAAGCCTGGTGACAGCGCGATGAGGATCGCCATCCACCTGTTCGGCCGCGAGGTCGCAGCTATCGAGCTCACCACCACCGTCGCCCAACCGGACGACGAACCGGAGCCAGGTCCGCCGTTCGGGTTCTCCGGCGCCGCCGGCCTGCACACCGACCTCGCCGAGGACACCTCGACAGAAGACGCCCACACCCAGGCCCGCCCACGCAGGTCCTGGTGACCATCCACTTCCAAGCAGCCTGCGGCTAGCTACCGCAGGTCAGGGAGCCCTGGCGACCCCCGAGACGCCAGGGCTCCCGCTCATCTCGGGGAGACCACGTGTCTGAGCAAACCAGATTCCACGCCTTCCGGTACACCCTCGCCCCAACCCCCTCCCAGGAAGCCGCGTTCTTCCGCTACGCCGGCGCTGCACTCTGGGCGTACAACCACGCCATCGGGGTGAAGAAAGCAGCACACCAAGAGTGGCGCACCCAGGTTGACGCCCTCGTCGCCTCCGGAATCCCAGAGGAACAGGCCCGCAAACAAGTCAAGGTCAAGATCCCCAACAGCTTCGAGATAGGGAAGAACTTCAACCGGATCAAGGGAGACTCCCGCGAAGGCATCGACGGGATCTGCCCGTGGTGGCACGAAGTCAACAGGTACTGCTTCAAGTCCGCGTTCGCCGATGCGGACCAGGCGTGGAAGAACTGGCTGGCCTCCCTCAAGGGCACCCGCAAGGGCCGCAAGGTCGGCTACCCCCGCTTCAAGTCCAAGCGCCACAGCCGCAGGTCGTTCCGTCTCTACGAAGGCATCCGCCCAGTCGGCTACCGGCGTCTCCGTCTCCCCAGCTTGGGAGAGATCCGCATCCACGGCACCACCAAACCCTTGGTGAAGCTCCTCAACTCGGGCCAGGCAACCATCAAAGCGGTCACGGTATCTCAAGGTGGCCACCGCTGGTACGCCTCCGTCCTCTGCGAGGTCACCACCAACCTCCCCGACGGCCCCACCCGCCGGCAACGCTCCCGCGGCACGATCGGCGTTGACATGGGCGTCAAGAACCTCGCCACCCTGTCCAAACCCCTCAACCCCGACGACCCCACGACCGCGATCGTCCCGAACCCGCGGCACCTCGAAGCCACCGATCGCCGGCTCCGCAGAGCCCAACGAGCCCTCGCCCGCAAACAGAAGGGCTCCAAACGCCGCGAGAAAGCCGCCCGTCGTGTGGCCCGCCTGCACCACCAGGTCGCAGTCCGCCGCGCCACCGCCATCCACGAGCTCACCAAGCAACTCGCCACCAGCTTCGAAGCGGTCGCGATCGAGGACCTCAACGTCCAGGGCATGACCCGCACCGCCAAAGGCACCATCGACCGCCCTGGGCGGAACGTCAAAGCCAAAGCCGGCCTCAACCGCGCCATCCTCGACGCAGGCTTCGGCGAGCTCCGCCGCCAACTGGAGTACAAAACCACCTGGTACGGGTCACGGCTGCTGACGGTGGACCGCTGGATGCCATCGTCGAAGACCTGCTCGGGCTGCGGCTGGAAGGCGCCCGAGCTGCTCTTGCAGACCCGAGTGTTCCGCTGCGGCGGTTGCGGCCTGGTCCTGGACCGGGATGTGAACGCCGCCCGCAACATCGAACGTCACGCCGCTTGACCGGCGGGACCGTCGCCTCTGGTAGAGGGGAGACGTTAAACGCCCGTGGAGCCCACGTAAGACCTGCCCCCTCCGGGGTGGTGGGCAGAGGGCGTTGAAGCGGGAAGACACCATCCTCTTTGGGTGGTGCCACCCCAGCAGAGTGATCTGCTGGCAGTCCGCACATTTTCGTGGAGCGGAGGGGTAAAACCGCAGGTCGTTAAGGGTCCGCTCCACGTGTACGTGGCTGACCCGTGTCTGAAATGTCCGATTCTGGGGTGCCGAGGGTCCGCTCCACGTGTACGTGGCTGACCCCACCCCGCAGGCTCCCCACGGAGGGGAGACCCGGTCCGCTCCACGTGTACGTGGCTGACCCCCATCTCTCTGACTAGCGCCGCCTCGTGCTCCTGTCCGCTCCACGTGTACGTGGGTTGACCAGATATATAGCGCCTCCCGAAGGCTGCCGTCTGAGCTCGCTCCACGTGTCTGCGGTCTGACTGGCAACCAATAGGACGTGCCTCGCCGCCGGGCTCGCTTTCACACGCGCAGGCTCCCCGCACCACACAGGGAGGTGACCCGGGCATGACCGACCGCTACATCATCCCCTGTGCCGGCGACGGCAACCGGTGGACCGAACAAACCGGCACTCCCAAACAACTCGTCAAACTCTGCGGCGAACCCATCCTCTACCGCACCGTCCGCCAACTCCACGAACGCGGCGCCACCGACATCCGCATCATCGTCAAAGACCTCACCGACCCACGCTTCAAAATCCCCGGCACCCGCCGCGCCACCGCCAAACTCAACCCCGACAACGGCCCCGCCGACAAGTTCTGCTCCTCCCGCCACCTGTGGAACCGCAACGGCCGCACCACCATCCTGTTCGGCGACGTCTTCTTCACCGACCAAGCCATGGACACCATCGTCAACCCCGACGACGGCGGTGACTGGCGCGTCTACGCCCGCTTCGGCCCCTCCAACATCACCGGCTGCAGGCACCCCGAACTGTTCGGCATCACCCTCCACCCCGACCACCACACTCTCGCAGACCAGGCCATCGCCTACTGCGTCGACCTCCACCAGCGCGGCCTGCTCAAAGGCTGGTCGGGAGGCTGGCAGGTCTACGCCGCCATGTGCGCAGACACCGACCTCAAAGCCCGCGACCGCGGTCACTCCGTCACCATCGACGACTGGACCGAAGACATGGACTGGCGAGTGGACTGGGAACGCTGGTGCTGGCACTACGCCAAAGCCGACCCCGCCGACCGGCCCTCCCGCTACATCCCATGACCCGCATCCACGCACCGGTCGCAGAGGTCTTCACCCACCTGCCAGCCATCCACACCGAAACCGGAATCCCCCCACGAGGCGTCGCCCACGTCGGAGCCCACACCGGCCAGGAAGTCCCCGCCTACCGCAGAACCGGCTACCACCCGATCCTTCTCATCGAACCCAACCCCTACCTCATCCCCACACTCCAAACCATCGACGACGTCGAGGTCGTCCACGCAGCCGCCGGCACCCACAACGGCACCACCACCCTCCACATCACCGGCTGGGACCAACTGTCCTCCACCCTCACACCCCGCCCCCTCCTCAACCGGTACAAGGTCACCGAACACATCAACGTGCCCGCCGTCCGCCTAGACACCCTGCTGGACGAACGCCACACCACCCTCGTCATCGACACCCAAGGCACCGAACTCGACGTCCTCAAAGGCGCAGACCTGACCGGCGTCCACCTCGCCGTCATCGAATGCTGCACAACCCCCCGCTACGAAGGCGCAGCAACCACCGACGACATCGTCGACTACATGCACACCGCAGGATTCACACTCCACTCACAGTGGCGACACGGCGCGGTCTCCGACGTGGTCTTCACCCGCCACCAGCCAACCCACTGAACACCCGGGGGGATGCATGGCTGTACAGCACTGGAAGCACGGGTGGATCCCACTCACCCCTCAGGCCATGCGGCAGAAGAATCACGGCTACAAACCCGGCCCCGACTCCAAGATCACCAAGACGGCAGAGCAGGCCATCCGAGAAAAAACCGCCGCCGCCAAAACCCGCCGCTCTGGACGCCGAGGAACCACCCCCACCGGCGGAGGCAAAGGAGGCACAGGCGGCAACCGCGGCACCTCCCAAACCCCAAGCCCCGACAACGACATCAAGGCAGCAGCCGCAGCGATCCGCCCCGGCGCCCCCGCACGCGCCGTCAACCTCCTCACCCGCGCGATGAACAACACCAAGGACCCGCGGGAGAAACGAGCGGTCAAGAAGCGCCGCGACGAACTCGCTCGCCGCATCATGGGCCGCTAACCCAGCATCTCCCCACCAGCTCAAAGGAGATGACCACCCATGGCCGACACCACCCCCGGCGACCGCAACGCACTCGAACGCTACTGGAAGTACGGCGAAGGCGCGATCAAGATCCGCTGGGGCACCGACGGAGACTGGACCCGCTGCCACCGCCACCTCATCAAGCACGTCGGAGACACCCGAGCCCGCCGCATCTGCGCACAGTGGCACTTCGAGATGAACGGGTTCTGGCCCGGGGACAGACGCAACAAGCCCGGCAAGGACTGACCTGCCATGCCTCGAGGCGCTCGGTCCAACCGCGTCACACCACTCCCCAAGGGGTGGAAGAAGACCAGGCAACGCATCCTCAAACGCGACAACCACACCTGCCAATGGCCCATGCCAGGAGGCGGGATCTGCGGCGCCTACGCCTACCGCGTCGACCACAAGAGCCCCGCACACCTCAACGGCAGCGACGACGACGACAACCTGTGGACCTTGTGCGACACCCACACCCGCTACAAGGACGCCTCCGAAGGAGGCCGAGCAGCAGCAGCGAAGCGGATCCCCCGCCGCCGGCCACCAGAACCACACCCCGGCCTGATCCGCTGAACCCTCAAGCACCCGCGGCTGATCACCGCGGGTAGGAAGCCCCGATTCTCTCCCGGGAGTCGGGGCTTCCGCTTTCCCGGGAGCCACACAAGTGAACACATGCCCTGAATGCGGCACACCCCTGGTGAAGAAGAGCCGCGGACCCGCCCCGACGTATTGCTCAGCAACCTGCCGTGCCAATGCCGGATGCCGCAGGGCCAAAGCCGACGGCAGGTACGCCAACCGGGAAGCAGCCGCAGCAGCTAGGAAACGAGCCGAGCGAGAAGCAAACGCTCGACCTTGCCTCTACTGCGGTGACCCTCTACCACCGCGTCCAGTGCGGCAAACCAGAGCGCAAACGCCTCTGGAACAACGAACGCAACCTCGCCTACCAACGCAAGTACAAAGCCGAACACGGCATCTACAGGAGCCACAGCTACACCTACGAACGCACCTGCATCCACTGCGGCAAGGTCTGGCTCGCTAAGAGCCGCACAGCCAAGTACTGCTCCAACGCATGCCAGGCCACCTACGAGCACGGACTCAACCGCAAGCCGAGGCTGAGCAGAACTGAGAGACGACGGGCAAGAGCACGCCGCATCCTCGCCGCCGCGGCCCGAGGAACACGCAGCCGCAGAACTTTCGTCGCAGGCACATGCTTCTACTGCGGCACCACAACGATCTCCACACGGAAACCAGCCAGCAGCGCCTTCTACTGTTCTCGCCGCTGTTATCAGCTCACGAAGGCCAGCGCACGCCGAGCACGTAGCAGGAACACTCACATCGACCGGCAGTCCATCTACCAACGCGACAAATGGAACTGCCGGCTATGCGGCAAACCAGTAGCCAAAACCAAGACGCCACCGCATCCCAAGGCCCCAGTGCTCGACCACATCATCCCCATCGCCGCCGGAGGCGAGCACACACCGGCCAACCTGCAACTGGCGCACTTCCTGTGCAACAGCATCAAGCGCCACCTCGGGGGTGGAGAACAACTGATGCTGTTCGGGTGACCGTCACAGACTGTGACGACACCTGGGGGGGACCAAGATCATTTAATCGAGGGCGACCGGAACCGTGTTGCACCTCGGGGTCGCTACGGGTTTCAGGGTCCGCGAGATCCTGCGGTGATCACTGAGCGTGATAACAGTCGGTGGTGTTCGCTGGGTTGTTCTTGCTGGTGGTGGCTTGGAAAGCGTTACACCGGCTGCTAGGGTGGTCGCGTGGGTGTGACGAAGTGTGAGCACTGTGGCGGGGGGATGCCTCTGCTGAAGCGCCGGCACGCCCGCTACTGCAGCACTCGCTGCCGGGTTGCTGCTCACCGTGCCCGCCGGGCGCTCCCGCGTGAGATGACGTCCCGGAAGCGGTGGGTTCGCCGGGATGCTGCGAAGGCGCCGCGCACTGTCACCGGCCGGCGAGCTTCCTCGACCAACCCGGCGACTTGGTCGTCTTACCGGGAGGCTGTTAAGAGCCGTGCTGGCGTTGGCCTCGGCTATGTCCTCGCTGGTGACGGCATCGTCTGCTTGGACCTGGACCACTGCCTGAAGGGCGGGCGGCTCGCCCCTTGGGCTCAGGCGATCCTCGACCGGTGCCCGCCGACCTACATCGAGGTGTCGCCGTCGGGGGATGGCCTGCACGTGTGGGGTCTGGGCACTGTCGGCCGCGGCCGGCGGGTGCGTGTGGGCGGCGGCCAGGTCGAGGTGTATGACCGGGGCCGGTATATGACCGTCACCCGCCAGCGGTTCGGGCAGGCTCCGTCCAGGCTGGGCCGCCTGGACGATGTGATCGCCGCCTTGGTCTAGGGCTGCTTGGCGAACCAGGCGGCTACGCGTTCGAGGGTGTCCTCGGCGCGGCGGCCTTCTAGGTGGGTCTCGTAGTCCTGTTGGCCGAGGTTGTGCTGCGGCTGGTCCCCGTGGGGGAGTTGGGCGGCGGGCCGCCACTTGATGGTGACGTAGGCAGAGGGGTACCGGCGGGGGTAGGTCCGCGCGTTGTGCTTCTCGATGACCAGGGCTCTTTGGTGGCCGTAGCGGTTGCGGGCGTAGCGGATGGCGGGGAGTAGCTGCCCGTCGGGGTCCTTCTGCCGATCGTCTAGGTACTTCTGGTTCTTGCCGCCGTTGTCGTCTTTGCTGAGTTCTTCGTCGGCGCTGACGGCCCAGCACAGCGCTTCGACGAGTGGCAGCAGGATCTCTTCGGCGGGGCTGTTCCTGGTGGAGTGCTGCCGGAACCGTTCGAAGGCTTGGTGAACCCGGTGATCGCCAGCCGGGTGCGTCACTTTTTGTCCTTGTCGCTCATGTGAGCCATCATCCTCAGCCCGCCAGCGGCTGGTGGGTGGATTAGCGGATTCACCGAACCAGTGGGAGGTGGTGGCGGTGGGAACTCGTGGTCCTGTGCCCAAGCACAGCAGTGAGCGTCGCCGTCAGAACAAGCCTGAGGGCGGCGAGATCACTGTGGTTCGTGCTCGGTTGGGGGCCGTTGAGCAGCCGCCTGCGTCGCCGGATTGGCACCCGATCGCCAGGGACTGGTATGAGTCGCTGGCGGAGTCGGGGCAGGCGCAGTTCTATGAGCCGTCGGACTGGCAGACCGCCCGGTACATCGCCGAGGCGATGACCCGGAATCTTGAGGCGGGGCGGTTCTCGGCCCAGTTGTTCGCTGCAGTGCTGTCCGGGATGACGGAGCTGCTGACCACGGAGGGTGCTCGGCGACGGGCCCGGTTGGAGATCGAACGGGCCTGTGCTGGGGACGGTGGGAACAGACAGCCGGCTGGGGTGACGGCGCTCAATGACTACCGAAACGCTCTCGGCGGCTGACTCTGCTGCGGTTGATCTTTCCGCGTTGGAGCCGGTGCGGATCGGCCCCACTTGGCAGCGGGATGAGCAGGGGCGCTGGCTGCTGCCGAAGTGGTCGTTGGGCTGGCACATCCTGGCGTGGACCAGTGAGAACCTGCAGCACAGCAACGGCGATGACTGGCGGTACACGCTTGAGCAGGCGCGGTTGACGTTGTGGTGGTACGCCGTCGATGAGAACGGTGAATTCATTTACCGCGACGGTGTGATCCAGCGTCTGAAGGGCTGGGGGAAGGATCCGCTGGCGGCGACGTGGTGTGCGGTGGAGTTCATCGGCCCGTGCCGCCCGTCGGGGGAGTACGCCAAGTTCGACGTTCCGGACTGGGTCGATCCTTACCAGCCGGTGGGCCGGCCGCATCCTGAGGCGTGGGTGCAGATCGCGGCGGTGTCGAAGGACCAGACGCGTAACACGATGACGTTGTTCCCTGGTCTGTTCAAGAAGTCGACGATCGAGGAGCACCACATCGATCTCGGCAAGGAGATCATTTACGCCAACCGGGGGCGGCAGCGTATTGAGGCGGTGACGTCGTCGCCGCGTGCGCTTGAGGGTGCTCGTGCCACGTTCGTGGTGCGGAATGAGACGCATCACTGGCTCTCTAACAACGAGGGCCATGAGATGGAAGCGGTCATCAGCCGGAACGCGGACAAGTCCACGGACGGGTCGGCCCGCGCGATCTCGATCACGAACGCTTTTGAGCCTGGTGAGGATTCGGTGGCCGAGCGTGCCCGGGACGCCTATGAGGAGGTGCTGGCGGGCCGGGCAGTCGACACCGGGATGCTGTACGACTCGCTGGAGGCTCCACCTGAGGCGCCTTTGACGGCGGAGGCGGCGCCGAAGGTGATTGAGATGGTCCGTGGGGACTCGACGTGGCTGAGTGTTCCCCGGATCGTCAAGTCGATCCTGGACACGAGGAACCCCCCGTCCCGGTCGAGGCGGTTTTGGTACAACCAGATCGTCGCGGCTGAGGACGCGTGGATCACTCCTCAGCAGTGGGACGCGTTGGAGCGTAAGGACCGGCTGCTGGAGGACGGCGAGAGCATCTGCGTGTTCTTCGACGGGTCCAAGAGTGACGACGCGACGGTGCTGGTGGGGTCGTGTGTGTCGGATGGGCACGTGTTCCTCATCGGCTGCTGGCAGCGGCCGATTGGGCTGGACCCGAAGCTTCCCTGGTCGGTTCCCCGGCATGAGGTGGACGCCGCTGTTGAGCGGATGTTCGACACCTGGGATGTGGTCGGGTTTTTCGCCGACCCTGGTGGCGGCCACGATGAGTCGGGGGAGCGGTACTGGGATGCTCACATTGACAGGTGGGCGAACCTGTATGGGGATCGGCTGCTGGTCAAGGCGACGAGCACAAAAGGCCGGCAGCACGCGGTGATGTGGGACATGGGTTCCCCGGCCCGGCAGCAGGAATTCACTGAGGCTACTGAACGCTGCTACAGCGACATCGTCAGCACGAGGACCCTGACACATGACGGGAATCGGATTCTTCGGCAGCATGCGGTGAATGCCCGGCGTCGGCCTAACAAGTGGGGTGTGGCGATCGGGAAGGAGCACCGGGAGTCTGCGAAGAAGATCGACGCGATTGTGGCGGCGATCGGTGCGCGGATGGTGCGTCGGCTGGTGTTGTCGTCACCTAGCTGGACGGGGCGTTCCTCTGCGAGGAGGAAACGCAGCGGCCGGGTGTACGGATTCTCCTGATCACCTTCCCTGTCTTGATGTTTGGTTTCGGCGCTTGTGAGGGGGTGCTGTGGCGCTCTCTGTGGAGCAGGCGGTCGATACCGCGAAGCGGCTGCTGGAGATCCGGGAAGGTGAGCAACGCCGTCTGAACAAGATTGCCGCGTACATGCGCGGCAGGCAGGACAGCGTGTATGTGCCGCGGGGCGCCCAGCAGGAATACCGGTGGCTGATCAAGCGGGCGAAGGTGAACGTCCTGCCGTTGGTGGTCACCGTGGTCGCCCAGGCCTTGTTCGTGGAGGGGTACCGGCCGGAGAAGGCGTCTCAGAACGCCAAAGCGTGGGAGTACTGGCAGGCGAACCGGATGGATGCCCGCCAGCACGGGCTGCACCGGGCGGTGCTGAAGTACGGGGTTGCCTACGCGGTGGTGCTGCCGGGACGGCTGGATGGTCGGCCGATGCCGGTGATCACTCCGAAGTCACCTCGGCGGATGACGGCCTACTACGAGGATCCGGTTGAGGACGAGTGGCCGATTTACGCGGTCGAGGTGAAGAAGGAGAACCTTCCGAACGGTAAGTGCCGGAAGGTTGTGCGGCTGTATGACGATGAGGCCCGCTACTCGCTGGTGACGGACGAGGACGACAAGGGCCTTCTGCAGCCGGCGGAGCCGGAGTGGGTTGCCGAGCACAATCTGGGTGTATGCCCGGTGGTCCGCTATCTGAACGGTGATGACCTGGACGGCGATGAGGAAGTCATCGGCGAGGTCGAGCCGCTCTTTGATATGCAGGACCAGCTGAACAGCACAACGTTTGGCCGGATGATGGCCGAACAGTTCGCGGCATTCCGGCAGCGGTACGTGTCCGGGATGGTCATCGAGGGCGAGGAGGGCCGTCCTAAGGCGCCGTTTGCTGCGGCTGTGGACCGGCTGTGGGTGGCGGAGGACCCGGATACCCGATTTGGAGAGTTCGAGCAGACCGACCTGTCCGGGTATCTCAGGAGTGCCGAGGAGACGATCCGGCATATCGCGACGGTGTCGCAGACCCCTCCGCATCACCTGCTCGGGCAGATGACGAACCTGTCCGCGGATGCTTTGAACTCTGCTCGTGACGGGCTGAACTCCAAGGTGGCGGAGAAGCAGTCTGTTTTTGGAGAGTCGCACGAGCAGATGCTGCGGCTGGCGTCTCTGGCAGCCGGGGATCGAGACGGGTGGCTGGACACCGCCGCGCAGGTGGTGTGGCGTGATACCCAGTCCCGTTCGCTGGCGCAGACGGTGGACGCCTTGGGCAAGCTGGTGCAGATGCTGCAGGTGCCGCCGCAGGTGTTGTGGGAGCGGATCCCCGGGGTGACGCAGCAGGATGTGAAGCGCTGGCTGGCCGCTGCGGCTCAGGCGGACCCGATGGCGCAGTTGAACGCGATGGTGGAGCGGCAGATGAACGGCCTGCCCGCCGTCGACACCGTTCCCGCCGAGCAGGAGGAGCCGGCGGAGCTGGCCGGGGTGACCGGTGACGACACCGCCTGAGCCCACGCCTCGGGGCGGTCAGGCGACGCTGGCTGCGTTGACCACCGCTTACATCGCCCAGCAGCGGCTGCTGTCCGTGGGGCTGGTGCGGGACCTGGTGGAGCTTTTGCGGACGGTGTTCCGCCCTGGTGATGTGGACGGGTCGTGGCGTGCGGTGCGGCGGGCAGCCGCGGCGATGATCCGGGAGCGACGCCAGTTGGCGGGTCGGCTGGCGGGACGCTACTACCTGCAGGTTCGTGGGTTGTCGCTGGCGCCGCGGCCGGGCCGGTTGAGGGAGCCGCGGTTGCTGCCGGGCATGCCCGGTTTGGATGAGCTGACCGAGCTGGCCGGGCTGGGTGATGACGCGACTCAAATCCGGCGGCTCGCCGAGGAGGAGAGGCGGGAGGTCCTTCGGCTGCAGGAGCGGATCGAACGGGAGCTGCAGCGGGACCTGGACCGCGCCCCCGACCTGGCTGCGGCCACCGATGCCGCTGGGCGGCGGCGTGGACGTGCCCGGATTGAGGTGGCCGAGCCGGACGAGGTGCCCGATGAGCGCCTGGAGGCCACCCTGCATGCGACCGGGCTGGCGGTGTACCGGCGAGCCTTGGAATCGGGACGCACCGAGGAGCAGGCGCGGGATTCGATGGCGGTGACGATGCCGGGGGCCGCGCAGATGCTGGTGCAGGAGGCCGCCCGGCAGGTCATTCGTGACACCACCGAGTCTGATCGTGAGGCGATCGGGTGGATGCGGGTCAGTGACGGTGATCCGTGCTCTTGGTGCGCCATGCTCATCTCCCGCGGCGCCGTCTACAAGAGCGCGCAGACGGCGGGCCGTGCCCAGGCGAGCCGGTTTGAAGGGGTGAGCCCGTTCCGGTGGCACAACTGGTGTTCTTGCCAGGCCGTGCCGGTCTTTGACGCCGATGATCCTCGACTGGCGCGGGCTGAGGCGCTGTATGACCAGTGGCTTGAGGTGACGGCGGGCCGGTCGGGAAAGGACGCGGTCAATGCGTGGCGGCGCTACTGGGAGAACCGCGAGGACCGCTCGGCAAGCTGAGGGCCTGCGGGGTGAGGTGGTGTTGGTGTGCGGGCCACCGGCCGCCGGCAAGACCACCTGGGTACGCAAGCATGCTCGCCCGGGTGACCTGGTGATCGACTTCGATGAGATCTGCAGGCAGCTCGGTTCCCGCTCTCGCTACGACCATCCGCCGCAGGTTCGGGCGATGGCCAAGGTGATTCGCCCTGAGCTTGAGCGGATGGCGGCTGAAGCACCGGGCCGTGCGTTCATCATTCGTAGCCTTCCTGATCCGCAGGATCGGGCCGCGGTTGCGCGGCGACTGGGTGCACGGGTCGTGGTGCTTGCCACCCCTGTCGAAGAAGCCATCAAGCGCGCGCGTGCGGACCACCGTCCTGCATGGACCGAACGAGCGATCCAGAGCTGGTGGGATCGGTACGCGCCGTCCCAGGTCGATGAGGCCTCTGAGGAGGTGTTTTCCGGTGGCGGGCTACAGGGCTGAGGTGCTGCGCCGTCTCGTGGAAGAGGGGAAGGCAATGCCGGCGCCGGGTCAAAGCCGCCCCGGCAGGTTTCCTATCGCCACCCGCGAGGACTTGGAGAACGCGGTCCGCGCGGTCGGCCGGGTCGCCGGTGGTGAGGCCGAGCGTGCGAAGGTGCGCAGGTTCATCATGCGCCGTGCTCGTGAGCTCAGGCTGACCGAGCTGATCCCCGACACCTGGCGTGCGGACGGCTCCCTGAAGAGCTAGCCGACCGCACCCCACCACACGCGAGCTTCCCGGGCCGTAATCCCGCGGCACCGGGTCTCTGGCATGCCCGCGCGATGCGGGCTGCCTGCTTTTCGGAGGAATTCAGATGACGCAGGACGCGATGTCCACGCCGTCGAATACGACCAGCACTCCCCCGGAGGCGGCCCCGGCGACCGGGGACGATCTCCATGCTCAGCAGTTGCTGGCCGATGCGGTCGCGGGTGCGACGCCCGGTGATTCCGCTCAGGCTGCTGCTCAGCCCGCATCTCAACCCGCCGGTGGTCCCGCTGCTGCTCAGCAGCACTCCACCCAGCAGCCCGCCCAATCCACGCAGCCTGCGCAGTCTGCTCAGGTCACGCAGCCCGCTCAAGACGACGGCGATGGCCGAGGCGACGGCGACAGGCAGCAGGGCGAGGACCGGCTCGGGGAGGCAGGGAAGCGCGCCTTGCACACCGAACGGCAGGCCCGCAGGGCGGCGGAGAGAGAACTGGCTGAGCTGCGTAAGCGGCTGCAGGCCTACGAAGACCGAGAGAAGACCGAACTTCAGAAGGCCCAGGAGGCGGCGGAACGCTACCAGGCCGAGCTGAGGGCGGCGCGGGTGGCGAACGCCCGGCTGATGGCCGCGGCGATGCACAACATCCCCCCGGACCTGATCGACCTGCTGGGGGATGGCACCGACGAGGAGATCGAGGCCCGAGCCAAGCTCCTAGCCGAACGACTCGCCGCCGCCCAGCAGCCCGCGCCCACGCCCGCTCCTGCGCCGGCGCAGCGTCCGGAGCCGACCCGGCCGGTGGAGTCACTGACGCCGGGTGGACAGCCCGTCGAGGACGCCACCGCCCGGGAGGACCCGGACACGTGGATCCGTCGCCTGGCCGGGCGCTTGTAGCCCTCTGATCGCAGCACCGGTCCCTATCGAGCCACTGGGCCCGGTGCTGCCGTGCGTCTGAAAGGAGTAAGGCCCAGTGGCGGACTACGACCAGATCATTTCGCGGGATCCCACCGACGACCCGCTTGTCCCCACCCCGGTGTCCGCGCAGATCATTCAGGAGATGCCGACGCAGTCGGCGATCCTGCAGCGGGCACGTCAGGTCCCCATGAGCACGAAGACCCAGCGCATGCCGGCGCTGGACGTGCTGCCGTTTGCCTACTTCGTGGGCGGCGGCGACACCGGGATGAAGAAGACCACCAAGCAGGACTGGAAGAACGTCAACCTGGTGGTCGAGGAGATCGCCGCGATCGTGCCGATCCCCGAGTCCTACCTGGACGACGCGCAGGTGCCGATCTGGGACGAGGTCCGTCCCCGCATGGTGGAGGCCATCGGCTCGGTCCTGGACGCGGCCTGCCTGTTCGGGGTGAACAAGCCGTCGACGTGGCCGTCGGCGATCTACCAGGCCGCAGTCGCCGCTGGGAACACGGTGGCCGTCGGCACTGGGGGCGACCTGGCTGTCGACGTCGCCAACGTCGGCGAGAAGCTCGCCCAGGACGGCTACTCGATCAACGGGTTCATCTGCCGTCCCGGGTTCCGGTGGCGGTTGAACGCGCTGCGGTCCAAGGACGGCGCCCCGATCTACCAGCCGGACCTGCAGGGCGGCATGGGCTCCACCCTGTATGGGTTCGGCCTGTCGGAGGTGAACAACGGCGCCTGGGACGCCAACGAGGCCGAGCTGATCATGGGGGACTGGTCCAAGTGCCTCATCGGACTGCGCCAGGACATCACGTGGAAGGTGTTCACCGAGGGCGTCATCTCCGACGATGACGGCAAGGTGATCCTGAACCTCATGCAGCAGGACGCCGTCGCGCTGCGTGTGGTGATGCGGGTGGCGTTCGCCACCGCCAACCCGGTCACGCGGCTCAACGCGGACTCGGCGACCCGGTACCCGTTCGGGGTGCTGCAGTCCGCCACCGGCGGAGGGTCGTCCTGACTCTCGGTGGTGCGGTGATCCCGGGCAGCAGGATGCCCCTGCTGCCCGGGGGCCGGGAGAGGGTGTGAGCGGTGGTCCACGTGTTGGCGATGGTGCCGTCCTACCCGCCGCTCTCGGGTGTCGGGTCGTGGGTCATGACCCATCAGATGCTGCGCTATCTGGTCGGCCATGGCCACGAGGCGGACGTGGTGCTCACCAGCACCAGTGGCGCCCCCTACGCCCTGGATGGGGTGCGGGTGTGGCCGCATACCGGGAAAGCCGATCCGTTCAGGTTTCTGAACGATGCGGATGTGATCGTCTCGCATGCGGACGCGGCGAAACGCGCGACGATCCTGGGAGACATCCACGGCGTGCCGGTGGCGAGGCTGGTCCACAACGCTCTGGCGCCCACCGCCTCCATGATGGCCAAATACCCGGCAGCGTTGACGGTGTTCAACTCCCAGTACGTCGCACGCCAGTTCGCCGGCCAGGTCGGCCGGTGGATCATCGTGCGGCCACCGGTGCACGCCGCCGACTACGCCACCACCCCCGGCCGGTGCGTCACGCTGGTGAACCTGTCCGCGGACAAGGGCGCCGAGGTGTTCTACGCCCTGGCCGAACGGTTTCCCCACCGACAGTTTCTGGGGGTGCGGGGCGGCTATGGGGTGCAGATCCTGCCCCGCGGGCCGGACGATGTGCCGAACGTGGAGGTCTTGCCGCATGTGCGGCCGGACCGGATGCGGGACGAGGTGTACGCGCGCACCCGGGTCCTGCTCATGCCGAGTGCGCACGAGTCGTGGGGCCGGGTCGGGGTGGAGGCGATGTGCTCGGGCATCCCGGTGATCGCACACCCCACACCCGGTCTGCGGGAGTCCCTTGGGGATGCGGGGATTTTCGCCGACCGGGGCGATCTGGACGCCTGGGAGGAGGCGCTGCGGCGGCTGCTGGACGGGCGCCGGTGGCGGGCCGCGTCCCGCCGCGCGAAGGCCCGAGCAGCGGAGCTGGACCCGTCCGCCGACCTGGAGGTGTGGCGGGAGGAGATCGAGCTCCTGGCGAGGAGGAGGGTCCGTGGCTGCTCTGGCATCGCCGGCTGATGTGGAGGCCCGGCTCGGCCGGCCCTTCACCCCAGTCGAGGAAGCCCGCATCGACGCGCTGCTGGAGGACGCTTCTGCGATCATCCGCGCCTACACCGGGCAGTCCTTCGAGCGGGTCGATGACGATGTGGTGGTGCTGCGCGCGGTCGGTGGACGACTGACGTTGCCGCAGCGCCCGGTCATCGAGGTCACCCGCGTGGAGGCGGTCGGCGGCGGCGAGGGCCTGCCGGACTTTGCCCTCACGGATTGGACATTCGATGGGATCGACACGATCCGGCTCGGTGATGGCGCGGTGATCATCAACCTGCCGGAGGCGTGGTGGGACGAGGACGGTTATCCGGGCACCTACCGGGTCACCTACTCCCACGGCTGGGAGCAGGTGCCGGGGGATGTGCTGGCCGTGGTGTGCGCGATGGCCACCCGAGCCCTGGCGAATCCGAACAATCTCCGGTCGGAGACGGTGGGGTCGTACTCGGTGACGTATGCGGTGCCGACGACCGGTGATCAGTTGGGGTTGAACCTGACTCGGTATGAGCGGTCCACCTTGGACCGGTATCGCAACAAGGCCGCCACGGTGAAGGTGGTCCGCTGATGCTCGGTCCGCACACGGTCACCGTGGTCCGCCCTCCCGAGCGGGACGGGTGGGGCAACCAGCAGGGGACAGGGTCGTCGACGCCGGTGTCGGGGTGTTTTTGGCAGCCAGTGTCCACGGACGAGCAGCAGGTCGGCGCCGACACCGTCACCGTGGTTGCCCGCGTGTTCATGCCTCCCACGGCTGATGTGAGGGCCACGGACCGGATCGTCTTCGAGGGCCGCGAGTACACCATCGAGGGCCGCCCGAAGCTGTTCCACACCCCGGCCGGTCCGCATCACTACGAGATCGACCTACGCGACGTCGAAGGGTAGGCGGGGGTTATGGCTGCACGGATCCGGTACGAGCCGAACTACCGCGGGGTGGGGAGGCTGATGCAGAGCCGGCAGATGGCAGCGATGCTGGCCCGCCGTGCCCAGGCCGGCAAAGCGTGGGCCGAGTCGGTGGCGCCGGTACGCACCGGCGAGTACAGGTCCTCTTTCGGGGTGTCGTCGACCACCCGCGGCACGGGGCGTTGGTCTGATCGGGCCGCCGCCTACCTGTACAACACTTCGGATCATGCCACTGCGGTGGAGTGGCAGAACGATGAGCGTGTGCTCGGCCGCGCCGTCGATGTGATCGAGGGCCGCTGATGCCGGTGCTGGACGCGTGGCCGAAGGCCGTGCGGGTCGTCGCCGACATCCTCGCGCCCCTCGGGCTGGTGGTGGGGGAGACCGGCACCGACCTGCAGCAGCAGATCACTACGCACGGGCAGGTGATCCGGGTGCGCAGGGTCGGCGGCGCCGATGACGGCATCACCGACGCGGCTCGTATCGACGTGCGCGTGTACGCCGCCGACCTGTCGGATGCCGAAGACACCGCGGAGGTGGCACGGCAAAGGCTGATCTCCAAACCGTGGGCCACCGCCCACGGCGTGCTGGACCGTGCGGAGACCGAGGTCGGCCCGCAGGAAACCCCCAGTCCGGACCCCGAGCATTACCGGGTGGTGTCCGCCACCTACCGGGTCAGTGTCCGCCGCCGCTGACCCGCTCCTCACTTAGGCCCGCCAGCCTGCACTGCCCCGCACGCGGGGCGCACACGTGTCCCGACGGAGAGGGAGCTCATGGCTGGTAACGCTTATGACGACGTGCAGCAGCGCAACGCCGCGCTGATTTTCAAGGCTCTGCAGGGGTCGGTGTTCGTCGCCCCCTACAGCGCGGCAGCGATCACCACGCTGACCGACCCTGCCGACAAGCTGCTGGCGCCGCTGCCGCAGGGGTATGAGGATGTCGGCTGGGTGTCTGACGACGGCGCCCAGTTCGGCCGGGACGTGGAGACCTCCGACATCACCGGGTGGGGTGCGGTCGAGCCGCTCCGCTCGGACATCAACTCCGACGTCACCACCCTGCAGATCGCCTGCCTGGAGACCAAGAAGGCCACGATCGGCCTGTACACGGGCGCGGACATGTCCACCGCTGTCCCCGATTCGACGTCCGGTGAGCTGGGCATCGAAAAGCCCGCCCGGCCGTCCTTCCGCTACTACCGGGTGCTGGCGCTGGCGGTGGACCTCACCGACGACGGTGAGTACTACGTGGCCCGCTTCCTGCCGAGGGCGCGGGTGACCGACTTCGACGAGCAGGCCTACCAGTCCAGCGACGATGCGCCGGTGACCTGGTCGGTGACGCTGACGTCCTACCAGGACCCGGTGCTGGGTTACGCCGAGAAGTACCTGTTCGGTGGACCGGGGTGGGCGGCGAAGCTGGCCGACATGGGCTTCGCTGCGACCGGTAGCTGATCGTCGCGGCGGCCGGCTAGTGCTGGCGGGCCCCGGCCGCCGCGACCCTTCCAGGCCCGCCGGCACGTGAGGGAGGCGCACCGATGCCCGCCGCATCTTCCTCTGCTGATCGCCCCCGCTACCCGGTGTATCTCAGCCCGGACGGTACCAGGGAGCAGGTCGCGGCGACTCCTGCACGTGAGGTGCAGCTCAAGCATGCGGGGTGGCGTCTGGTGAGCCGCCCCCGCACCCCGACACCCGAACCGGCGAGCGACGCCGGTGGGGGAGCTGCCGGAAAGCCCGGCAGTGACGTTGAGTAGGAAGGCCCGCTGATGCCCGCCAAGCGATACCAGCTCACCCGCTACCGCAAGGAGGCTCTCAAGCCCGACTTCGAGCTCGTCCTCGACGATGGGGATCCGATCGTCATCAAGTGCCCCACGGTCGAGGAGGTCCTCGACCTGTCGGAGATGACCGATGCACGCAGCCAGCTGCAGGTCCTCGCCAAGGACAACTACGACCGGCTGGTGGAGGCCATCGGGGGAGAGCCGGGCGGGGTGATCAACAGGATCATGGAGGACATCATGGAGCACTTCGGGCTGGGGAAATCCTCCAGGTCGCAGAGCTGATCGACCGGTACGGCGATGCGATCCGCGCCGATCTGCGCCGGTTCTACGGCGTGGACATGCTCGACTTCTTCCGCGGCACTCTCTCACCGGATGCGATCCTCGACTACCTGCACCATCTGCCGCGCACGTCCGCCTACCAGGCCGCGGTCGCCGAGGACGATGAACTGGCCGCCGAGCTCGCCGCCCAGCCTGAAGGCAAGCCCGGGGCGCCGCGGCTGACGGAGTTCAGCCCGGAGGTGGAGGCGCTGGCAGCGGCGGTGGACAGGCTCGGCACCATCACCGCCGTGCTCATCAAGGCGCTCGGTGGCAAACCAGGCAAGCCCAAGCCGTATCCGCGTCCGGAAACCGCGCTGGAGCGGGCACGCCGCCGGGCCCGCTATGAGAGGCACAAAGCTCTCGCCGCACGCGTCCTTCCTGGGCGCTCTCGGTAACCACACAGCCTGTGCGGAGGGCGCCTGCCCTCCTCTCTGAACCACCAGGTCAGACAGGGAGGAGGGCAGGCACGGTGGCCGTTGAAGTCGGCGCTGCGTTCATCTCTGTACGCCCCGAGCTTCGGGGCTTCCACAACACGATCCGCCGTGAGCTGCGTTCCCTGACCCCGGAGCTGACGCGGATCGGCCAGCAGTGGGGCCAGTCTCTGAAAAGAGGTCTGGAGTCCCAACTCCGCGGTCTCAAGATCGACGTCCACCTCAACACCGGCCGCATCATGGCGCGGCTTACCGCGCTGAACCAGGCGTTGGAGCGGCTGGACGGCCGCACCATCAACATCACCGTCAACGTCGACATGGGTGGTGCCGCCGCCCAGCTGGCGTCGCTGAATCAGGTGCTCGGCAGGCTGGACGGCCGCACCATCAACATCCAGGTCGACGCCGACACCGCTGGCGCGTTGACGCAGATGGCGGCGGTGCGTGCGGCGTCCTCGTCGCTGGACCGGCAAAGCGTCGGGGTCAACGTGTTCGCCAGCGTCGGTCCAGCACTGTCGGGGATCGCCTCGGTCCAGACCGCGCTCATCGGCCTGGCCGTCGCCGCGGCACCGGCTCTGGCAGGGATCGGCGCCGGCGTGCTTGGGCTGGTCGGGCCGCTATCGGCCGCGGCAGCCGGGTTTGGTGGATTGGCGGCCGTGGCGCTGCCCGCGATCAACCGGATCCGGGAGGCCACGCAGCAGCAGGAGCGGGCCAGCAAAGCAGCCGCGGGCGCGGCCGGGCAGGAACAGGCTCGGGCGTCTGCGGTGGCCGCGGCCCGCCAGCAGCTTGCTGCGGCGATCCGGCACGCCGCGGAAGCGCACCGGCAGGCGCTGGAGCGGGTCCGGGACGCTGAACTGGATCTGGCGGATGCGCAGCGGCGTGCCAAGCAAGCTCAGGAGGAGCTGAACCGGGCTCGGGAGCAGGCCCGGCGGGACCTGCAGGATTTGGCCAACGACGTCGCCTCTGCCCGGCTGGCGGAGCGGCAGGCTGTGTTTGATCTGCAGGACGCCGAACGGGAACTGGCCCGGCTGCGGGCCGACCCTGCCGCCACCGAGGATCAGATCGCCCGGCAGCAGCTCGCCGTCGACCAGGCCCGGCAGCGCCTCAAAGAGCAGCGGCTGATGCTGCAGCGGCTCATCCAGGATGAGGAGCGTGCCCGCAAGGCCGGGGTGGAGGGCTCTGACCGGGTGCGGGACGCCCGGGAGCGGCTGGCAGAGGCCAACCGGAGGATCGCCGAGTCGGAGCGGCGGCTGGCCGAGGCGCGCCGGAACGTGGCCCGTGTCGACCGGGACGCCGCCGACCAGGTCGCCTCCGCGCGCCGTGCCCTCGCCAACGCCAACCGGCAGGCCGCCGCCTCCACCGGCGCTTTGACCGGGCGGATGGTGCAGCTCACCTCTTGGGAGAAGCAGCTCGCCGCCGCGTGGCAGAGCCTGACCGACGTCTTCGAGGAGTGGAACAAGGCGCTGCAGCCGGCGGTGCTCCCCGTGCTGATCAAGGGGATCACGCTGCTGAAGAATCTGCTGCCGCTGCTGACGCCGGTGGTGAAGGGCGCCGCCCAGGGTTTGGGGCAGCTGCTGGATGCGGCCAACGCCGCGGCCAAGTCGCCGTTCTGGACGCAGTTCGCTGATTTCCTCGGGCAGACGGCGGGGCCGGCGATCGCCGGGTTCGGGAAGCTGCTGGGCAGCCTGATGACCGGCCTGGCGGCGATGGCGCAGGCGTGGGCGCCGGTCGGGTTTGCGTTCCTGGAGGTTCTGCAGATCGTCACCGACCGGTTCGCCGCGGCCATGATGGGCCTGGCCAACAGCCCGGCGTTCCAGGCTTTCATCGACCAGTTCGTCTCGCTGGTGCCGCTGATGGCTGATACGCTCAGCGCGATCGGCGGGCTGTTCAGCAGCATTTTCGCAGGCCTGGCCCCGGCCATTGCCGGGTCGTTGGAGCTGCTGCGCGGGTTCGCAACCGCCCTCGGAGACATGTTCCGCGGGCTCGGCCCCGCCTTCGGCCAGGTATTCAACGCGCTCGGGCCGGCGGTCACCTCGGTGATGAGCGCGCTGGTTCCCGTGGTGGTGCAGCTGGGGAACGCGCTGGCGCCGCTGCTGGTGCAGCTGATCAACGGGCTGGCACCGATCCTGACCGCGCTGGCGCCGATCCTCAGCCAGGTCATCTCCTACCTGCAGCCGGTCATCGCCTCGCTGCTGTCGGGGCTGCTACCGGTGCTGTCGTCGCTGGTCCCGGTGATCGGGCTGTTCGTGCAGTTGATCGGCCGGATCCTGGTCGCGCTGGCCCCGGTGGTGACGGTGCTGGGCGAGTTCATCGCCGAGCTGCTGTCGGGCCTGCTGCCGATCATGACCCCGATCGTCGACGCGTTTGCGGCGATGGCTGAGGAGATCGCAGCAGGGCTGATTGTCGCTTTGCGGCAGTCGACGCCGGCGCTGCAGGAGATGCTGCTGGCGGTCGCGTCGCTGCTGCCGGAGCTGGTGCCGCTGATCCCGCTTTTTGCCCAGTGGATGACCAGCATGCTGCCGCTGCTTCCGGTGCTCATCCGGCTGGCCTCGGCGATCGTCGTGGCGCTGGTGCCGGTGTTGCGGATCGCGATCCGTGTGGTGGTGTGGCTGGCCACCACGGTGCTGTCGTGGCTGATCCCGGTGATGCAGCGGCTGGTCGGCGTCGTCACCTGGGTCGGTGGGATCCTCACCCCGATCGTGCAGGGCATCGGCTGGGTGCTCCGCAGCCTGGGCACGGCGGCGATGTGGCTGTGGCGGAACGCCATCGCCCCTGCTTTCCGCGGCATCGCCACCATCGCCCAGTGGCTGTACAGCTTCGTGGTGGTGGTGCTGGTCGCGCCGCTGCTGCTGGCGTTCAAGCTCATCCAGGCCGCGGTGCTGTGGCTGTGGCGGTCGGTGATCCGGCCGGCGTTCAACGGGATCAGCTCTGCCATCCGCACGGCGTGGACAAGCGTCATCAAGCCGACGCTCAACACGGTCGTCGGTTTCCTGCAGCGGACATTGGGCCCGGTCTTCACCTGGATTTATGAGGAGGTCATCAAACCGGTTTGGAACAAGGTCAGCTCGACCGTCCAAAAAGGCTGGAATGATTACGTCAAACCAGCCTTCGACTCCATCAAAAGAGGGGTTGGCAAGGTCGGTGATGCGTTCGAGACGGCAGTCACGGCCATTGCGAAGGCATGGGACGGGCTGAAAGACGCTGCGAAGAAGCCTGTCGCTTTCGTCATCAACACGGTCTTCAACGGCGGCATCGTCAAAATCTGGAACGCCGTCGCGAAGCTGGTGCCCGGGGTCAAGGAGCTCAGACCCATCCCCGGGTTTGCTTCCGGTGGCATCTACGACATCTACCCGGGGTACACGCCGGGCCGTGACATCGGCCTTGCCGCGGTTTCCGGTGGTGAGGCCATTATGCGGCCGGAGTTCACCAAGGCCGTGGGTGAGGACTTCATCCATGGCGCTAACGCCGCTGCTCGGGCCGGTGGCGTCAGCGGCGTCATCCGTTTCCTGACCGGTGTTGGCGACCCCGGCGGTATCGCAGGTGTCCCGTTCGCTGGGCATTTCTTCCTCGGCGGCATCGTCAAGAAGTTCTCCGACGCCGCCAAGGGCTTCTTTGCTGGCGGGTTGAAGAAGGCCGCGGAGAAGGCGTTCAAGCCGATGCTGGCGCTGACCGACCGCACCTTGGGGAACATGGGCGCCTTCGGGGAACTGATCGCGGGTGTGCCCCGCGCCATGGTCTCCAAGATCCTGGACTTCTTCGCGCCGCTGGAAGAAAAGCTCGGCGGGCCTGGCCGGCGGGCGGTGGCCGCGGCGCGCAAGCAGATCGGTGTGCCCTACTCGTGGGGTGGCGGTGGGCTGCACGGCCCTACCCGCGGCATCGGACGCGGCGCCAACACGGTTGGGTTCGACTGCTCTGGGCTGATGCGTTACGCCTGGTATCAGGCCACCGGTAAGGTCGCTCCGCGCACCACCTACCAGCAGATCCCCTGGGTGAAGCGTATTCCCAAGCCGGTTCCCGGAGCGTTCGGCTTCCCGCACTCCGGCCATGTGTTCATGGCGTCCGACAAACCGGGGAAGATCATCGAAGCGCCGTACACCGGTGCGCACGTGCGGGAGACCACCATGCGGCACGCGTGGTGGGGTATGCCGCCGTGGAAATTCGACGACGGTGGATGGCTGCCGCCTGGCATCGGAACTTTCGTCAACGCCACCCGCAAACCTGAGGCGATCTTGACCGATGCGCAGTGGCGCAGCATCTCCGAGGCCGTCCGCGGCGGCGACGGGGAGGTGCACTACCACGCCCACTTCGACGGGATGACCAAGGCCGCCTACGAAGCGCAGGTCCGTGCCGGCATCCAGGCCGAGATGGTGCTGGCCGCGCAACGGGACCGCACTGGACGCCGCAAATAAGAGAGGGGGTGTGAGGGATGCCGCTGATCGTCAGGACCCATCGGCCGCCCCCACCTCCCGTCTCACCGGCGGATGACCGGTATCCGATCCAGGTCACCTATATCGACCCGGACGGGGTCGAGTGGCCATGGTCGGACCCGACCTCGGGCATCATCGTCACCTCGGTGACGGGCATCGGCTCACCACCGGCGTCGTACACGGGGATCGCGTTGCCGGACGGCGGGTCACTGGCCCAGTCCTACACCGCCGCGTCCCGGCAGATCGTCATCGGACTGCACGTGTTCGATGAGGAGTCCCAGGCCGGGCTCTTGGACAAGATCGACCGGCTCGCCCGCGCCCTGTGGACGGAGCGTGCCGGGGTGCCGGCGCCGGGAATGCTGGTGTTCGCTCGTCCAAACGGCACGGTCCGGCAGATCGAGGTGTACTGCACCTCCGGGCCGGAGCAGACCGACACGGACGCCACCCGCAACGCCTACCAGGTCTCCACCGACTACGCGCTCACGTTCGTCAGCGCACTGGATCCACTGTTTGTGGACCAGGAGGTGGTGGGTCCGATTGTGTTCGAACCGCCTCCGCCGTCGGGTGCCGGGGTGCCGCCGATGCCGCCGGTGCTCCTCAAGCCGCGGTCATCGCTGGGCACCACTCAGGTGACCAACGAAGGCAACGGCGACGCCTACCCGGTGTGGAAGCTGTATGGGCCGGGCGCCCCGACTGTCACCAACGTCACCACGGGACGGTCGTTTTCGGTGGAGGAGCTGTCGGAGGGGGAGGTGGTGACGGTCGACACCCGCCCGGGCCGGCAGTCCGCCATCGACCAGGACGGCAACGACCGGTGGGGGGACCTGGTGAAGACCTCACCTCGAGACCTGTGGGTGCTGCCATCGGGGACCTCCGTTCTCGAGTTGGAGATCGCAAACGCCGATGCAGGGGCGAAAATCGAGCTGACGTATGCGCGGCGCTGGCTGAGGGCTTGATCGATGGCGGTGCTGATCGAGGAGTTGCGGCTATCGGACCTGTCCCGCGGCAGGCCGGTCACCTTCCGCAAGATCGATCTGACTCTGACTTGGAATCAGGTCGGCCCGTTCGTGCTGGAGATGCCCGCCAACGAGCGGAACTGGGAGCTCATCCAGCTGGACGGCAACGGTGATTTGATCCCGGTCGGGCTGACGGTCAACTGGAACGGGGTCTATGAGGTCCCTCTGCTGGCCGAGGACTGGTCGTTCAAACGCGCCCTGACCGACGGGCGGATCGAGGAGACCCTCACCCTGACCGGCAGCGACTTCCTCTCCCTGCTGGCCAACCGGATCGCCTATCCGGACCCCACCAAAGCCTGGACGGCGCAGACCACAGGGTCCGTCACCTACACCGACGCAGCCGAGACGGTCATCAAGACTCTCGTGTCCGCCAATGTGGTGACGGCGGGTGACACCAGCCGGCGTGTGCCGCTTCTGACGGTCGCTCCCGACCAGAAGCGGGGCAGCACCGTCACCTACAAGGTGACCACACCACAGCCGGAAGCGTCATCCGACACCGAAAACGTCACGGTCGCCGCATCTTTGATGGACATGGTCCGCGCGGTCGACGCCCAGTCCCGGATAGGAGTGGAGATCACCCTCGGCGCAGGGGAGCTGATCTTCGACTGCTACGAGCCGCGGGACCTGTCCGAAAAGGCAGTGTTCTCCGCTGAGCTGGGAAATCTGCCAGAGGCGTCGCTGACGGTATCGCCGCCCACAGCCAATGCGATCTTGGTGCAGTCGAAGGTGTCCGGCTCCACCTTCAGCCAGGCCACCGGAGCGCTGGCGACGAACCCGTGGCGGCGCATCGAACAGTTCCTCGACCAGTCCTCCACCGATACCGCCACCGACGTCAACCTCGCCACCGGTCAGGCGGTCGCCGCTGGTGCCGGGAAGGTCGGCATCACCGTGACCGTGGTGGACCTGCCGCGGCTGCGGTTCGGCGCCGACGGGGACGGCGTGCAGGGCTACCGGGTCGGTGACATCGTCACCCTCGACATCAGGGACGGCGTCACCTACACCGACGTGATCTCCAAGGTGCAGCTCGTCGCCGACGCCACAGGCGACACCTACACCGAGACGGTCACCCCGACGATCGGCACCGCCGGTGACGAGTCCACCGACCAGACCATCAACTCCAAGCTGTCGGCGCAGCTGCGGCGGGTGGAGAAGGCCCTGCGCGGCAGCATCTGACCTCATCCGGTGGGCCCTGCGCGGCCCGATCCGCTTCAACTGAAGGGAGGCCCGCGCGGTGGGTGACGCGTACCCATTCCCTGGAACTACCCAAATCACCACCCAGCAGGAATGGGAGGGCTTTTTCGCCGCCATCGGCAGCGGGGTGATCACGGGTCTCGCCCCGTCCCTGAACTCCGGGGCACGGCAGGCGGTGATATCTGCCGGCCGGGCCATCGTGCAGGGATTTTTGAAGCCGGTGGAGTCCTCCACAGGAACGGCGATCCCCGCGGCCAGCCCGCAAAACCGGGTGGACCGGCTGGTGCTCCGGTTGGACCGGGACGCTGTCACCGCTGCCGACCTGGTTAAACCGGTGGTGCTGACGGGCACGCCCGGCTCCTCGACCCCGCCGGCGTTGACCCGCTCCACCACAGGGAAGTGGGACCTGCCGATCGCACGGTGGACCTCCCAGGCCAACGGCGCTTTGACGGGTCTGGTGGACGAGCGGGAGTGGCTGGGTAACCGTGTACGCCGCTGCACCTCCACCAGCCGGCCCACCTCTCCGCAGGCCGGTGACATCATCTACGAAACCGACACCGGCCGGTGGATGGGCTGGCGGGGCACCGCATGGGCGACGCTGGGACCAGTCTCGTCCGAGTCCGCCCAGGTGGCGGCCACTGGCTCCACCCAGTCCGGGTGGGAGACGCTGGCGACGAGCACGTGGGTGACCCGCTGGGGCGGCGCCGTGCTGCTCCGGCTGGGGTCATTCCGCCGCACCGGGGCCGCCATCAGCACCGAGTCGCGCCTGCCGGGGCTGATCCCGGCGTCATACCGCCACCCGAACCTAACGTTGCGCACTGCGGTGATGATCGGCAACAGCGGCATCGGTCACGTAACCGTATACCCCGCCAATCACGAGCGGGCCGGGCAGATGTGGATGACGCTGGGGTCCATATCCACAGGTGTGGTGCTGCAGGGCACGGACATGCACTGGGTGCTGCCGGGGGTGATGTGATGGCGCGGTATTTGTTCGGCGGTGGCATCGCCGACTATGTCGTCGCTGACGACAACGGCGTGCTGCTGCTGTCCGCCGGCACCGAGGTGACTTTCTGGAACGCCGCAACCGGCGGCACCAGGTACACCGACCTGCGGGACCTGTCGGACACCCCGATCAACTCGGTGACCTCGGACGAGCATGGCGCCATCCCCCAGCTGCGCGGCCCGGACGGGGTACGGAGCATGTGGGCGGACGCCAGCGGCGGCAGTGGCCCACGACGCCTCATGATCGCCGCTGATCTCCCTGACGATGTTGCGAGCCTGCTGGAACGGGTGGCGCAGCTGGAATCCCTGCTGGCCGCCCATCAAACCCTGCTGAACTACGCGCTGTATGGGATCAAGTACGACTCGGGGACTGCGTCGTATCCGTCGATCCCGCCGGAGCTGGCCGGCCAGCAGTATCTGGTGTGGATCGGCCCACCGACCCCGACCGGGGCGAGGGCACGTGACCTGCACATCGACACCGTGGAGTGAGGCGTGCCACTCATCATCCGGCAGTTGACGCGGACCGGGTGGCGTGACCTGGGTGCGCCGCCACCATCGCCCACGCAGACGATGCTGGTGGGTGCGACCTGCTACCACCCGCCGCTGTCGGCAAAGAACTCCTGGACCCAGGTCCTGGAGCCGCAGGTAGGCCCGTTGACGATCCGCCGCAGTTTCGAATCCGAGGCGACTGGGGTTCCCGCATCATGGGCGGCCAGTGAAGCAAGCATCGATGTCGGAAAGCGCGCCTCAGCGCATTCCATCCGCCCACCGGTGACGGAGTTCAACACCGGCGCCTACGACACCAAGCTGCGGAACTTTCTGCGCAGCATTCCCGACGACGGCTACCCGAAATTTCTGATCGGCTGGCACGAGGCCGACAGCAAGGTACGCCGCGGCAACTACACCAGGGTCCAGTTCATCAACGCGTTCAAACGCTTCGCCGACATCGTCCACGAAGAGGGCGTGCCGAACACCTACACGGCGGTGTGCTACACCGACTGGCTGTTTAACGATCCGAACAAGGTCGCCGGGCAGCCGGAGCAGTACTGGATCGAGGGTGGCTACATCGACGTGTGGACGATGGACGGCTACCAGTACACCGGGCCTGAGCTCTTCGGCAAGGCTGTGCAGTTCTGCCGGGAGCGGAATGTCCCCTGGGCTGTCGCTGAGACCGGGAAGACCGACAACGCCAGTGACACATCCATCAAAGCGCAGTGGATTTTGGACATGGCCGACTACTGCGCCTCCCAGGGGTCCGGGGGATGGCCTTCTGCGGTGTTCATGTGCTGGTTCGATTCCGCTGTCGGCTTCGATGAGTCCGAGGCGCATCTGGCGTATACGCCGACCAGCAGCCCGGCGAGCATCGCGGCGGCCAACCAGGTCTGCCAGACCTACTACCGCGACCCCAAAACTGTGATCCTGGGAGGCTGATCGTGGCAATCGCATTCCGCGCGGCGGCGTCCGGCTCCGGCGGCAACCGGGTTGATGTGACCGTGCCCGCCACGGTCCAATCCGGTGACGTCTTGCTGCTCATGGCGTATGTCAACGTCGATTGCGTCATCACCGGACCGTCCGGGTGGACCGTGGTCTCAGCGCAGGAGCAGGCCGAGGAGGGCGGTATCACCGCCGCGGTCTACCGGAGAGTCGCGCAGGCAGGGGATGCCTCCAGCACCGTGTCCATCGCCAACGACGGCGCTGCCGGCGTCAAAGCAGGGGCGGTGCTGGCCGCCTATTCGGGCGCGGACACGGTGGATCCGGTGCACGCGGTCAACTCCCGGCTGGACACCGGCGGCACCAACACGATCCCTACTCCGCAGGTGACGACCACGGCGGACGGCTGCTGGATCGTAGAGATGTGCACGACCAAGTCGTCCAACACCACGGAGTTCTCCGGCTTCCCTGCCGGGTCGACGTCGAGAGTGACGCTGATCGGCACTGGCGGCGGCCACCCGGACGGCGCAGTCGCCGACCGCGGCCCGGTCTCCCCGGGCACCTACGGTGGCGGCAACTTCACCCAGGACGCCAACCAGAGCAGCGCGATCACCTACACGATCGCGCTGCAGCCGAGGGCCTCCCAGCAGACGCTGCGTCCCGTGTCCGACGTGACGGTCGGGTCGTACACCGCGGTGCCCGCCCCCGGCGCCGGCGTGCCTCTGGCCTCCCGGATCGGTGAGGTCGTCCGGGACGACAACACCTACATCCAAACCCCCAACGCGCCGTCGAATGAGGTGTACGAGTGCCGCCTGGCGGCCGGGCTGGATCCTCAGAGCAGCAGCGACCACACGGTGACGGTGGTGCTGTCCACCGCCGGCGGGGCCACCAGCTCTTCGTGCACGGTGGCGCTGGTGGAGGGCAACACGGTCATCGCCAGTGACACTTTCACCGACATCCCCTCCACCCCGACCGTCTACACGTTCACGCTGGATGGGGTGGACGCCGATGCGATCACCGACTACACCGACCTGCGGTTGCGGTTCACCTGGACGGTGAGCTGACGTGGCGACGGGGCTCATCCACTACGCCGACTTCGGTACTCCTCCCGCGACGCGGGGCCGGGTCCACTATGGGCGGCTGGATCTGCCCGAGCTGCTGGTGGGGCGTATCCATTACGCCACGTTCCAGGTCGGTGCTGCTCCTACCGGTTCGGGGCGTATCCACTATGCGCTGTTTGCGGCGCCGGCCGCCCCGGATGCGGTGGCCCCGTCGGGGATCAAGCAGTTCACCAGCAGTGAGGCGTGGCGGGACGTGGCGCCCTACCAGCGCGCCATCGCAGGGGAGTGGGTCTGACTACTCGCCTGGCGAGGGCGGTGTTTGTGTTTTCCGGCCAGATGGAGCTGGCCGTATCGGGACAGCAGGAAAGACCGGGGCACCAGAGAAGGAAAGGTGATCCCTTGTGGCGTGGTCCCGCATGGTTGACGGTGGTCAGGGACGTCCTGTTCCTGCTCATCGGCTCAGCAGGAGTGGTGTGGCAGGGGTTCGTCGTCCCGCGACCCTCGGTTCCGCTGATCGGGGTGTTCGCCCTGATGATGGCAGGACCGGGGATTTTTGCGGCCTGGTGGATGATCGGGCAGGGCGGGCAGCCCTTCGGTACCGGGTCGCCATCGCTGCCACCTCAGCAACCGCCGTCACAGCCTCCCTCTACCCACTCTTCCACGCACTCCAAAGATCGGGGCTGATGTGATGGGGCCGCGAGGACCTCTGACTCCCACGGGGGCGCTGCGTGCACCGTGGGCGGTGCTGATGATCCTGGTCACCGGTGTGATGATCGCCGTTGGGGGGATCATGTACACCACGCATAACCAGCGGGTGGCTGATCGTCGATGGTGTGAGCTGCTGAGGGCGCTGTCGGATCCGACTCCACAGCCGGACACCCCCAGAGGCCGGGATCTGCTGAGTGAGTACCGGCGGCTGCACCGCGAGTTCGGGTGTGGTGATCGCTGATGCCGCTGGTGGCCACCACATCCCCTGCTGTGTTGTTCGGGGTGGACGTCGCGTCCTGGCAAGGCAAGCCCGACTGGGACAAGGTGCGCGGCGCGGGCATCCGCTTCGCGTTCAGCAAGGTCACCGAGGGTACCGGCTACACCAACCCCACCTGGGCGCACAACCGTGCCGGGATGCTCGCCCTGGAGGGCTTCGTGCCGGGCGCCTACCACTTCCTGCGCGCCGACTCCGATGCGGCCGCCCAGGCCCGGCATTTTCACCGCCAGGCCGGGGATCTGAGCGCTTTCGCGGTCGCGCTCGATGTCGAGCCGTCCGACACTTCGCGGCCGACTGCAGCACAGGCGAAAGCCTGGGTGGAGGAGTACAAGCGGCTGTCCGGTGGGCATCCGGTGATCGGTTACTTCCCCCGCTGGTACTGGGAGCAGATCGGCCGGCCGGACCTGTCGTTCTTCGACACCATCTGGCAGTCCCGCTACGTCAACGGCACCGGCGGCCCCGAGGAGCTGTATGCCAAGGTCCCG